TCAACGGTCAACCCCCACCGATTCCAACGTTTCCGAAACATTCTCGACGGTCTGCGCCCACATTTTGCCCACATCCTGCGAAAAAAGCAGACCGCCCATGCGCTCCGACAGGTCGTCCAGATCCTCGTCGAACAGGTCGGCGTACACGTCCAACGTCATCGCGGCCGACTTGTGGCCGAGCTGCCGCTGCACGGTCTTGACGTTCGCGCCGGACTGCACCATGAGGCTCGCGGCGGTATGCCGCAGGTCATGGATCGTCATATGCCCGCGCTCGATGCCGGCCCTGCGCAGCGCGACCGCGAACCAGCCATCGCTCCTGGTCGGATTCCAACCGTTCGTCATGGGCTCGTCCAACGGCTTGCCTGGAGCCGTGAAAAGAAAATCCGACTGGCCACGTCCGTTGCATTGCCTGGCAAGCAATGGTCTGAGAATCTGCGGGAACATGACGACGCGCCCCTCATGGGTTTTCGGGTCCGTCTCCACCATTTCGCTGGACAGTCTGGTGATGCTACGCCAGATATGGAGCCTGCATCGTTGCAGGTCAACGTCCTCCACACGCAGGGCGACGAGTTCGCCCCAACGCATGCCGCACAGTCCGAGAGTGAGCACGATAGGCTCACGCCAGCCACAACGCAACGCCACACGCGAGAGTTCGTCGGCTGCCAGATACACGTGGCGTCGACGCTGTTTGCGCGGCAGTTCGATGTTGTCGCATGGGTTGTCGTGGATGCACTTGTCCTCCTTCGCCCTCTCCAAGAGGTTGCGCAGGAGGTTTTCGGCGCGGATGGTCACCGACGCGCTGCGCCTGCCGGCCAGATCGGTGACCCACCGCTGCACCTCGCCCCTTGTGATGGACTGGACTTCGCGTACTCCCCATTGAGGCATGACATGCGCGTGCCAAGCATCCTCCAATGACTTGACGTAGCTTGGCTTGGCCTTGGTCTTCTTCGCGGCCAGCCACGGCACCCAGAAGTCTTCGACCAAGCGTCTTCCGGCCTGTGGGTCGATGTATGCTCCGACGTTTTTCGCGGTGGTGACGTTGGCCGCGCCCCATGCGTCGGCGTCCATCTTGCGGCGGAATCCTCTTTTGCCGGTCGGCGCTCCGTTCGGCTTACGGTAGCGCACCTCGTAGCGTTTGCCGCTTTTCGTCGTGTATTGGCGGATCGTGTAGGCCATGCTCGCCCCTTCGTTTGCGTGGCATCAAGTCTATCAATCCGTTGATTTTTTCTCTGTTTTTTGTGTTTCGGCTTGCAATACTTTATTTACTATGCTAATATAGTTTATATCAAGGAAAGGAGGTGAACATGACACCATCGGAGATAATCACCAGCATCTCGCTTCTCGTCGCGAGCCTCGCGGCCCTCATCAAAGCAGTGACCGGACTCATCAAGGAGATGAGACGGAAACCGAAGAAGAGGAAGTGAGCAAGGGTTCCGGCCAGACCTAGGGGCCGGAACCCCATATCTCCGATTATGCCATGGGACATCATGAGAACGGAATCGATAGTCAGCGCGGTGTTCGCGCTCGGAACCGCCGCCAGCGCATGGTTCGGCTGGCCGTTCGCGCTCACCGCCGGATGCGCCATCGTCAGCGCCGTCTTCGCGCTCATCGCCGGAAGGAAGGACTGACATGACCATCAAATACCTGAGCGTCACCGACGTGTCCAAGCGCCTCGGCATCAGCACCGCCGCCGTCAGCGCCTACAAACTCCCCCAACCGGACGCCCTAATAGGCCGCACGCGCGGCTGGCTCCCCGACACCATCGACCAATGGAACGCGCAACGCCCCGGACGCGGAGTCGGCGGTGGCAGGCCGCGCAAGCATCCGGCGGAGTGACGTCCGCCCCGGCGCTCATCCGCGAGCGCCGGGGCGGTTTTGTTGTTGGAGGTTGGATGTTGTCAGTCTTGGATCGATGGGTGGCACTGTGCCGTGTTCAGGTATTTGATCGAGACTACATGGTGGATCTGGGTTCCTGGCATTTTTTCCTTGGCCGCGTTCCCCTTGCGTAGGGATTGCGGATAGTAGGGGCCGTCCTCTCCGCTTCTTCCGAGGCCGATGCACCAGACTGTGTTTCCCATGTAGAGGCGTATCCGGCTGTTGCCTGATTCGACCACCATGGATGCGTCGTTCAGTGCGAATGCGCTGGCTATCACGTCGGTCTTCCTCGCGAGCCATCGCGCGTCTCCGGTGGGCGCGACCCTTTTCACCGAGATCCCATGGCCGGACAGGAGGTCGGTGTACAGGCGTCGGGCGGGAAGTCTGCGGGTGCGGTTGTCGTCGGCGTAGTATTCCAGGCCGCATAGGTGGGCGAAGTTCGAGGCCTTCCATTGGATGTCCAGCGTCATCCCGTCGTCGCACGCGATTCTCGTGATCGTTCCGACGAGATTGGCGTATAGTCGGGCTGCCTTTCGGGCCTCGCCAAGCATCCGCCGCTTCGTCTCGGTCACGTTCACGCCCGGAATCCTCCCAGAAAATTAAAAGAGGGGCACCGACCAAGCGCCCCTCCGAAGCCGTGTGGCTGATCTTTTTACAGTCTTCTGCATGACTAGCGTCCCGTTTGCGCGGGAAGGGTCACGGCTCCGGTTGGTCTCAACCGTCTGGCCCAGCCGTTGGGCGAGACATCCAGCTCTCGCTGATGGCGCATCGACTCGCCATCGGATGCCTGCGGCAGCCAGCCACACGCTTCGAACCCGAAACCCTGCCCACCAGCAAAGCAGGTCCGGGTCTCAAGTTCGATTGCAACGATACCCCATGACGGCGGACATTCGTCTCGCCGTGAGCGTGATCCAGACGGTATTCGCACAAAACCACCGGGCCGCCGCGACGGCGGCAGACGACCACGCAAACACGCCGAATAACAAGAAAAGCCCCTCCCCCAGCCATAGCTGAGAGAGGGGCAAAAGTTAGAAAACGGGTGTAAAAAATTCCACGGACACTATAATTCCGCAAATTTTTCCACACCTGATGTTGAGTTTCCGGCGCGAGTTTGAGTCTCACACCCGAAAATCACTCACGGTTAAGTGTTGTGCCTGAAACAGGTGCAACACTTATTTTTCGCCGGAATCGTCCGGCTTGGCCGCCGTGAGCTGGCTCACGCCGATCAACGCGCCGACGAACAGACCAATCGCGTTGATGGTTGTGACGATCTCACCGCAGTGCGGCAATCCCCACTGCGGGCCGACCGCGCCGACCAGCCACGCGACCGCAGGCAACGCGATCAACGCAACCCATTTCAATGCCTTGTATGCCTTGTCCGGCAGGAGGTACTTGTTTTCCTTGCCAGTTTCCTCTTCCGGCTTTTCGCCGTCATTCTGAGTCTCCTTGACTTCATCGACCATAGTTACTCCAATCACCAGTAGAGGGTTTCGCCCGGATAGATCAACGCCGGATTGCCGGAACGATACCCGTGGATGCTGTACATGTTGACCCCGTAATACGCGGCGATGCCGCCGAGGGTGTCGCCGGAACGAACCACGTACCGTCCACCGGTGGCGACCGTGCCCGCGCCGGTGCGACGGCAGACGGTCTCGCCAGCGTAGATGACGTTCGGATTACCCGAACGGTAGCCCGTCCACTGGTTCCACGAACCGCCATTACTGGCCGCGATGGAACTCAACGTGTCACCGGACTTGACGGTCACGCACACGCTGCCGCAATTCACGGTGGCGGACGTGCCGACAGAACCGCCGAGACGCTGGTTAACTATCGCCATCACCGTGTCATAGGCACCGCCAAGAGCCTGACGACGCTCATTGCCGTTGCCATACACGCCACGAATCACCTTCGTGGCCATGTCATTGTAGTCAGGCGTGGCAGTGACCTGCGGTCTGGCCGGGTCATGCCTCACCTCGGCATGGGTCTTACCCCTATCGCCGTTCGCGATCTTCTGCCAAGCGTCACGCTCACCGAAGAACAGGTTCAAATCCAACGGGCCGACACCGTTCAGATAGCCGGTGGAAGCATACTGCACCATGCCCTCGCCCTTGCTTCCGGCATTCCATGGAGTGGACTGCCAGCCGGTCGCGTTCATGTTCGCATACTGCGCCTTCCACAGCATGCAATGGGCGCGCACGTCGGACGGAATCTGATACACGGCGGAATCCTGCACGTACACGATCGGCCAGACCTTGGTACGCGAATACACCTGGTTGACCCACTGGCGCACCCAGTCGCCGTTGCCCCAAGCTGCGTTGCCGTTGGACTCCCAGTCCAACGCGAGCACGCACTGGCCCACATAGCCGTTGAACTGGTTCAAATAATGGTTCACTTCGGCGGTGACGTTGCCACCGTCCGCGTAATGGTATCCGCCGCAAGCCTTGCCGGTCTGACGTGCCCAATCGGTCTGGCTGCGCCAAGACGGGTTCACGTAGCCGGAACCCTCGGTGATCTTCACGATGGCCGCGTCCGCGTCCACCACGCGCGTCACGTCAGCGGACTGCCAGCCGGAAACGTCGATGACGTTCATATCCGCGCTGGCGACCGGCGCGACAGCGACGCACAGCACCGCAGCCAACGCGGTCAACGGCCTGCCCATATGCCGACGCAGACGCTTGTGCTTCGGCTTGCCTTTGTTGTTGAGGATGCCCACATCCTCTCCTTCCCGCCCCCAAGTCAAGGGGCAATAGAAAAGCCATCCCGAAATGGGATGGCTTTGAAGTGTGAAAATCAATGCCTGCGCGCGCCAAAGTTGAACATGAGAACTAGCGCGAACAGCAGCAGGTATATGCCAGCGGTCAATGCCGGTCCTCCTGTATGTGCGCGTTGATAATGTCGTTGCGCATTTCCGTGCCGACGCCATTGCCTCCCAGACCGCTGTAGGCGCGATAAATGCGTTCGGCGGTCCGTTTCGTCTCGACGGTGCATACGCCGCCGTTGTCCACCATCTGCCGATGCAACAGTTCGAGCTTGCAGAACAGCAGCTCCTTCACGCCCTCGTGCAACGGGTCGCGCCTGTTGTCGATCCTGTTGAGCACCCATGGGACGAGCGCTCCGAAACCACCGGAACCGATGATGGCGACGATGATGGTGATTGCTTCCTGATTCACCTATGCCTTCTTACGTCAGAACCACGGGTCGAGAAGGTTTTGCTGCACCTCCGCGCGGTATTCCTCCGGTACTTCGTCCAGCGTCTTGCGTCCGGCCTTGACCAGACGGGTGTACATGCGGACTGCTGCGGCATGATTGAATCTAACCATTGTTCTCACTCCTTGTTCTTGTTGTCGGCGGAATCGTCGGCAGTGTTCTTGCCGGTGTCGGAATCGGTGGAATCCGTCGTATCCCCGTCCTCGCCCGCCATCAGGTCGGCCAGCAATTGCGCGTTGTCCAGGCTTGCCTGTTCCAATGCGCTCACGCGGTCGAGCACCGGCCTGGAACTGGTGGCGTCACCTTCGAACAGGACATCCGCCTGTTCGATGGCCTCCTGTTCGAGCAACGGGAGCACCTGATATGATTCGACTGCCGTATACTCCACGTATTCCGGCTGATTGTCGGTCGCGTCATGGGTGACGGTCCTGATGCTGCGGCGGATGCGGATATCGGCCAGTCCGTCATCGCGGAGATGGTAGTCCACCTTTTCCAACGGGGTTGCGGAAGAGACGTTCTGAATCATCTGTTATCCTTTCTTTCGGCTTGCCGCGACGGTGTTTCTGGCGCGGCGGACGATTTGATCGACGTTGTTTCGACGCCGGTATTGGATGGAATCGCTGTTTTTGAGCCAGCCGTAGTAGCTGGCGCAACGGTATGCGAGCCGAAGACTCCTAGGGTTCCGCGCGTATCGGCGGAATGAGCGTCGTGCGCGCAGGAAGATGCCCGCCCTGACGCCGGTATGGTCCGGGTAGAAGGTGAAGCCCACCATGTCGATTGGCTCCACGCCGACGTGCTTGATGTTCCATGTAGGATGAATCTCAAGACGGAGCGTGTCTTGCAGGTAGGCGCGTATGCGTTTGACGGCGATGGTCAGATCACGCTTCGATCTGCCGATCAGGAGAATGTCGTCCATGTAGAACAGCAGGTGCGTGACGAGCCGTCTGGTGGCGGTTTCGCCTGTCCTGCGGTTCACGCGCTCCTTGCTTAGGTGCTGTTCGCAGAAATGGTAGGCGTATGAGAGGTAATAGTTGGCGAGCCACTGGCTCAGATAGGAGCCGATGTTCAATCCGTCATCGCCCGCGTACTGGTCGATGAGATGGAACGTCAAATCCAGCAGCCGCCTGTCCCCCACGTCACGTGAGAGCAGGCGTTTCAGCACTTCACGGCTGATGCTTGGATAGCATTTGCGCACGTCCAGTTTCACGAAGACCCTGCTGGATGGTTCGCGCGCCCATCGTTTGATCGCGCGTCGCGCGTCGGCTATGCCCCTGCCGGGGATGCTCGCCGTCTGCCATCTGCCGACCTTCGCGCGGAACAATGGCATCAACGCCGTACCGCAGACGTAATCGTAGATCTGATGGCGGATGCTTTCGCGTCCGATGATGCGTATCTTGCCTGAAATCGGTTCCACACGGCGGAAGTAGCGGATGGGCGCGAACCTGTATTCGCCGCGCCCTATCTCGTCGGCTATCTGCCGTGAAAGCGAATCCAAGTCGGGATGGCGGCTGAGGAATTCGTTCACGTCCCTGCGGGAGCGTTTGCCTTTGAGGAATCGTTCGATGCTTTCGCGCACGAACGCGGGTTCGGTGATGCGACTGTGTTTGCAATATGTTTTCATAAAAGCTATAGGGGGAATGTTGGCGGCGTTCGGCCATGTGGCCTACCGGTCGCGTGCTTGATTCGATTTTCGGCATGGCCGAGGCTTGCCCTCTCGCATATCCCCGAAAGCGGAGGGTAGTCGTGACGGAAAGTGGTTGACCCTTATGTGCGACCGCCGCAGTTCCACCAAGCGTTCGAGAGGTCGTTCCTGCCGTTCGCATTGAACAACCCGCAGTGCGAGCCGTCCCTGAGATTGCCACCGCGCTGCAAGAGACGGGAGGAACCCGGCGAAGCCGTCACGAATCCCTGAAATATTATCAAGAGTCATACGAGGGTGATGAGGGGGCTTTCGCCCCCTCGCTGGCGCTCACCCCCAACCGCCCGCACTAGGCGTGCGTGCGGCCAAGAACGGATAGGCGACCGCCGCAGCACCACCAAGCGAGCGAGAGGACGTACCGGCCGTCCGCAAAGAACAACCCGCAGTGCGAGCCGTCCCAGAGATGGCCACCGCGCAGCAACTCATGCAGTCCCGGAGAGGAGATCGGGTTGATGATCAGTGCGTCGGTCAGACCGCTGGTGCTTGTCGCGCCGACGCCGGTGGGCAGCAGGAATCCGTGCTTTTCGGTGAAGTCGGTCTGCCACTGCCACTGGTTGTCGGTCCTGTCGTTGACGGCGGGATAGTCGCCCACATGCGTGTAGTCGGCGGTGATGGCGGTGCCGCTCGCCTTGGTGGTGTCGAACACCTTCCACACTTCGGTATGGCCGGAAGTGTCCGAGTCCTTCACGTTCTTCAGGATGATGTCGCCCTCGGTCTCGTAGACTCCGGCGAACAGTTCGATGCCCTGGAGCCTGATCGGCTGATGGGTTTTGGACACATCCTCGCGTGGGATGCCGTCGTTGCCGAGCACGCCGTCCGTCGAACCGGTCAGGTACGGCATTTGGGTGACATGCATGGCCGTCGTGGTCGTGAAGGCCGCACCGGACACGTTGATCGCGGTGGTGGCCGAGTCCACGACGGTCTTGGAGATGACCTTGCGGCATGCCGCCGCCTCGCCGGTCTTGTTGTCTCCGCGGTCGGTGCCGGTGCCGACGCTCACGTAGGAGCCGAGGTCGATGCTTGCCGCATCGGTGGCCTTGACCAGTGCGCGGGTGACGTTGGTTTCTGCCTTGCTGACGTTGACCTGAGCGAAACCGTTGAAGTCGCCGCCCAGGTGGCGTTCGATGTCCTTGGACGCGTATTTGAGCATGTGCATGAGCTGGATGTAGAACGTGTCGGCTGAGGTCTTTCCGCTGTAGCCCTTGCCTTTGCTGGTGGTTACGGCCACGGAGCCTTGTTCGCTCATGGTGGCCGGAATCTGACCCGAGACGGACGCGGCCTTGCCGCCGTAATTGGACAGCGGGTATTTCGCGTACGCCATGCACGGGCGGAGAGACCCGTCCGGCAGCAGCGCGCCCGGCATCGGCGAATAGCCGTCGTACTGCGTGTCCGAATACCAGATGGTGCAATGGTTCGTGTCGAACTCGAACCGGTAGAAGCCGGGGGTGGTGATGACGAACACGTCGCCATTCGACCCGTCCTTCGCGTAATTGCCGGCCAAGCCCTTGATGGCCTTCACGACCGGCGTGCCATCATCGGCCACCGTAACGTTAGCGTCGAACACGCGGAACGCGCTCAAACCAGCGTAATCGTCGCGTCCGGCACGATAATTCGTGGACGGCACGACGGTCAGACCGGCATTGTCGCCGACCTTCACGCCGTCCGGCGAATTGGAGAAGCTATAGAGCGGGAAACGCACGCCATACGTGCGTCCGTCACGATGCGCGTCGAAATACTCGCGGATGTTCGACACGACGTGTTTCGCATTGTCGTAGGCGAACTTGGTGCCATCCACGACACCATCCTTCTGCGCGCGCTCCAAACGGGCATAGTCACGCAGACGCAAAAACTTATCAGGATTAGCCAAAACAAACCTCCTTGGAATCAGGCGTTAATCGTGGACAGGGCCCAATCCACATCGGACTGGTCGATATCAGCCAACGGATTACCGGTCTGCACCGGTGTGAGCGTGGTCGAATCGACTTCGACCAAATCGGAGAAATTCAACACGGTGGCCGAATCCGGCACTTGGACGCAACGGACGAAACGCCATGTATCCTCACTTTCTCCGACAGTCACCTCATATGCGAACGTGCTGTCGGTCGGCGGAACGGTGACGGTCGCCGTTCCGTGCTCATCCAAACGCACCTCGAACGAGTCGCGTACGACGATACGACTGCCGCTCCTGAACCGGTCGGTCGGAACCACATGAATCTTCTCGCCAGCCAAGTCCGCTATGCCATCCGCGCTTGGATGTCCGAAATCGAATTTGATCTGAGTCAAAATATCCTCCTAAAAAACAGGGATATGGAACAATAGGAAAACCCACACACGCGCCCATCCAACGGCAACACGACGATGTGTGGGATTATTCAACAGAATTGGAAAGGAACCAATGCTTTTCGACACATTCGTGACCACCGTTTGGAAACCCTCATGTGCGAAACTCCGCGAATGCACCAAAGTAGGCTACGAAAGCGCCCTGAATTGCCATATCCTCCCGCAATGGAGCGGAAGGGACATGGACGAGGTCAGCGTGGCGGACATCGAATCATGGTTGGACTCCTTCGACAAGCCGGGAGCGGCACGCAAAGCCTACGCGGTGTTCCGCGCGATACTGCGCCTCGCGTTCAAACGCGGTTTGACCGACAATGACGTGACCAGACGCGAGATACGCCTGCCACACCTACGGCACTATGAGCCGCAAGTACTGTCAGCGCCGGAAGTACGACGACTGTTGAAAGGCTTCTACGGGCACCCATTGGAAGCGTGGCTATTGGTGTCCGTGTGCGCTGGATTGCGCCGCTGCGAGTCGGTCGGCCTGGAATGGGCCGACTTGGATCTGCGTCGCGGCACCGTCACGGTGAAAAGGTCGGTGCAGTGGGTGGCGGGCCATGAGACCGTCACCGAACCGAAGACCGATCTGAGCCGACGTACCGTCGCATTGCCACGGTTCGCGATAAAACGATTGGCGGAACTACGCCACGGCACGAAGACCGGCCGACTGGTCGGCAACCTGAACGCGAACCAAGTGGCAAACCACTACCGCAGCTGGTGCAAGCGCATGAAACTGCCCTGCGTGCCTCCACGCAACCTACGCCACACGTTCGGCACGTTGGCGATCAAGGCCGGAACCGACATCAGCGTGGTCGCACGGCAGCTCGGACACTCCGACATCCAAACCACCGCACGGTATTACCTCAAGCCCGATCTGAGCGTCCTCAAGGACATGCAGAAAGCATGGCAGAAACTCATATTGACCTGCTGATAGCATTCCGTAACCCAGCTATGCCAACTGCAATGGCAGGACACCGCATCGTTCGTTCCGGCTTCTTATGGCGCTTCGAACACCATCACGGTCAAAGACGGTCTGATTTTCGTGGACCTGTCTTCGTTCCGAAGCACCGTGAAAGTCGGCGATTACCCTGTCTGGCTGTTCCAAGCGGGCGTGAAGCCCTCCAAAACGGTCGGTCTTGGGTGTGTCGCGAACGTGCACGGCACCGCGTATGGCAAACAGGCGAGGTGGAACGTTGACGGGTCGGTGACGCTTATCGGAGGCGTGGGTTCGTCCGATATCGTCCAATGCTTCTCGAAGACCATTCCGGTGCCCGATGGTGTGGAATTCGTTTAGGTCGTCAGCCAGCAACCATGCGATGTGGAATATGCATAATTGGGATTCCGTAACCACAGACGCTTATCACCTTACGGCGGTAGCCAGAACGGCGGCTTTTTGCCACAACGATGACCTATATCGTTGCCTAAACCGTCGTCACCGGAAACGATACGCTGCCGACATGCCATGTGTTTGCTGGAATGGTCGCATCATACGATGTGCGGAAGGAAACCGTGTTTCCCGCGACGTACAGAAAATGGTTCTGCATCCGCTCTTCAGGGGAATTGTCTACGAACATGTTGAAGGCTTCGCTGGTGGACCGCACGTCCATGCTTGCCAAAGCCACTCCATTCCACGCCTTATTGCCGAAAGGCCCTTTGTTGACCCACCGGCAGTAGACGGTCGCCAAACCATTGACGATGCATCCACTGATTGTGAATTCCGGGTCGGTGGTCAGTTTCGTGAAATGAATCGGGGTTACGGAAAACTATTGCTTCGCGTCGAAGACGTGGACAGTCACGGCGATGCGATAGCTCAGCGACGTGCCGCTGGCGTTCCATGCGACAAGCTGAAATCCTTTTGCCGAATGACTGTTCGTAATCATCGAGATGTTGTTGAACGACGGCACTTTGTTTTTAGCGTCGTTCATCAACTGCAATTCGACGGAGTATGAATCCCAGTTTGCCGCTTCGATCGGCAGCTTGATGTCTATTGACGTGTTCGTATTCGGTTTGAAAACCATGCTTGCGACGGAGTAGGCGTCATAGCCTCTGGGGCGCGCGACCACGACCCATTCACCCGACTGGGTTACGGAAAACTATCCTCATGGGATCGGATAGCAGAGCGAGCCGACGCAACCCTGATTGCTGCCAGCGGCTCCCATGTTCGCGCATCTGATGGTGCCGTTCGGATTAACGATGAGCATCCTCGCCGTCTGCCCGTTCGACACGCACACCATTCCATTGACCTCGACCGGAGGACGCAATTCGGCGGGCAGCACGTATTCGCATTGCACTAAATCCCAACTGCCATTACCGATATTGCCGGAGTATTTGACCAGCATCATCATGCCGGTGCGGATGACCGTGAAGCCCTTCGCATTGTACAGGGTTACGGAATCCCACAAAGCCCCTCTCGGCGTGAACAGGCGTACCGGCGTGCCGACCGTGATGCCGTCAAGCGGTATCCTCCACAACGGCATGTATGCGTCAACCGCGCCGGACAATATCTTCCCTGACGGAATGGTCGGGTCAGCGGCGGCAGTCGCATTCGGAGAACCCTTCAACACGGTCAATGCCACATTCTCATTACCGGTCTTGGAATCTCGATGGTAGTGTGCGCAGATGATGTCATTGCGTTTCATGCCCTGCGACCCGTTGGAGATCGTCACCGATTCCGCCGACGTGATATGCCAGTCCAAGCCTTGAATCGACGCGCAGCCGGTGCCGATCGTCGCCCTGTTGGACGAACTCATCGAACATTTGAACACGTCGCCCCAGTCGAACACCACGTCGGACTTCGAGAACTTGGCCTGATGGATGATCGCCTTGTCCTCGCTTGAGATGTGTGCAACTCCGGCCTTGCCGTCAACCAGTTCGATGGTCATTGTTCAACCTCCTTCAACCATGCTTCAAACGAAGCGTCATCCTGCTGCATGAACGCCATGAAAGACGCATTGCATTGGGAACACAATTCGTAGATGTCAGGTGCCACATCATCCGCGATGCGGGTCGCCTTGCCAGCCGAATAGCGGCGCACGGTGAACCATTCACGAGCCTCCGTATCGCCAGCGGCGACATAAGCGGTCTTGCCGCACTTGTCGCATACGTACTTCGAGTAACCGTCAGATTTCACTAGCCAATCCTTTCAAAAGTGAAACAGCCAAGCGAAGGCAACTGCCTCCACGTCCCGCCGAAATCAACGGAAGGGTCAACACCAGTCGTGTTCTGGACCACGTATCCGATCGGGAACACGACCCTCCCGGAAGCGCCGCCGCCGACATGCGCGCTGATGACGCCATCCACGCTCACGATCGAGGAACCGTCCACCCTCACGCCGCCCAGCACGTCCGCGGACGCCTTCGGCAACGTGTAGGCGTTCGCGCCCCGTTCGACCGAAGCGAGCTTCGACCGCTCGGAATCGGTCATCATGCCCGACTTGGCACTGTCGGCCACGCTCTTGGCCGCATCGGCGACGTTCTTCGCATCCTCGGCGGTCTGATTCGCCTTGCCGATCTGCGCCGCGAAACCGGAAGCCGTCCTGTCCGCCGACTCGGCGACCTGCCTGACGGCATCCAAATCCTCGGAAGCGACTTCCGCCGTGATCGTGCCGCCTGAAATCGACAGGCCACGGCCAGCCGTCAAAGACACGCCACCGCCAGCCGAACCCGAAGACGAAGAGGAAGAACCGGAATAGTTCGCGTTCGCCGACTGTACAGGCAGTCCGACCTCGAACGTCGAAGTCAAAATCCCGGAATCGATTTTCACGATCCGTTTCGTCACCACGGCGGTGACGTTGACGCCGGAAGCCTGATCCGTCGCAACAATCTTGTCATCCACACGCAGACCGTCGCCGACCTCATCGGACAACGTCACCTCGACCGAACCACCGGTCTGCAATTCCTGCAAATGCTTCTGCGTCTCGGATTGCAGCGTGCCCAAATCCGCGTTGGAATAGTCGTATGTGGCGCATACCTCATCGGCGCCAACGAGCGTCTGCGTCTGACTCACCACGCCGGTTGCATCCGCGAAATAATTAACCACCAGACGGTCCTTGAGCTCCTGCGAGCCAAGGCCGATAAGATGATTCACCGCACGACGGTTGGTCTCGGCCTTGAAATCCACCAAGTCAGAATCGATCGTGTTGTCGATGATGCCGACCGGCGTGATGCCAAGCAGGATGTGATTATCCTTGGCCTGGAAGTCGAGGCGTCTGCCGCAGGATGCGAGCAGATTGCGGAATCCTGTGTAGGCGTCCACGTAGCGTGGATTCTGGAACATCCAATTCGACAAAGTGGAAGCATCGGAGGAATCGACAGTGAAAACCGTATCCAAACCGATGCGCTTCAAAAGGTTTTTGAGGATGTCAGGCAGCTTGCCGGAGACGGTCAGGTAATCCTGATTCGCGTCCGGCTGCAATATCTTCGCTGCCAGCATTCCGGTCCATGATTGGCCGATCCACGTGGTCGTGGACACGCCACCGGAAACAGTTACACGACGGTCGATGATCCGTCCGCCCACGTCACTGCCGTCAAGCCAGAAATACCAGCCATGTTCGATTTCCGGCGCATCCGGATCGTCGATGGTCAGTTCGAAGTCGTTTTCGTCCGTGCCGCAAGCCCAATCCAACGTCACCTGCGATACGCTCGCATGTGGCGTCAGCTTGCCGTCTGCGATGATAACGTCAGCCATGGCACACCTCCTGAGACGTCAAACATGGTCAAGTCGATGCCATAATTGCCGGATACCGTCAATAGCGAATCTCCGGCCGGTATCGGCTCGAAAACATATGAGCCGCTTCCGCTGCCGTTGCCGCGAACGCCCTTGTCGAAAACATCCGAAACGTCGCCGTTTTCGGCTGTCAGCGTTATCGTCTTCCGTAATCCAGTGGCCGATAATGACACATGACCGCCTTCCGGCACTGTCACATCAACCGCGTAAGTGTTGCCGCCAATCTGGAAAGACGGGTTGACGCAAGGGCCGAAAATGACCGCAGTGAACTCAGCGGCCTTGCCGGTCGGATTATTGACCGTCAAAGCGATTTTCGACGGAGCCAAATCGGTCGGCAAGTCCAGTGGAAGGTCAATCTGCGCACCGGTGCCTGCCGTCATCGGGAAGAAATGCTGCACCGGCAGCGCGCGACGCCAGACGCCATCGCAAAGGACAATCGTGTAATCGACTTGCGCGTATTCCGGCCATGGCACCAGACCGAGCGAAGAACCGACGACATAAGCTTGTTGCGTCCATTCGCCATCAACCGTCAACGTGCCAGGCCGGACTGCCTGCACGTCAGCATCGAAGGCTGTCTGAGCGGCATCCAATACGGCTGGCGTTTTGGTGCGGACGGTCATTTTCGCCGTCGAAGCGTTCCGGCTCACCGATTTGATGCCGCGAGTGGCCAGCGTGTACGTCCATGCGTATCCGCGCATTTCCTGCAGGTCAGCCACCCACAGATCATCGGCGTTGAGGTCGATGACCGTGCCATCATGCGCCGTGTATTCAAGCTCGCGCATATCTGCGGATCAACCTCCCCAAGTCACGGTCGCTGACCGTCGAATCATCGGACGCGGCGCTGATAATCGCGCCAAGATCATTGTGCAGGCTGGTTATCGCCGCCACCACGGAAGCGGTATCAACCTGTATGCTGACCTGATTGCCTGTCATCTGATTGGCCGTGGCAAACACTTCGCGTGGAATCTTCCGCTCGTTCAGCAGGCGCATGTTCTCCAGGCCGTAATAGGCCGTGGCCGCAGCATTGTGCGTGAACTCGCCCGCTGTAAGACGAGCGTTGAGCAGATACACGCTGTCGCTCAAACCATTGCCGGGCGCCCACGCCGGATCCACGTAGCCGGAAAACATGCCGCCGCCTGCGAACTGCTGGAAGTGGCCATCGGCGAACATTCCACCGGTGTAGCCACCCTCCTTCTTCGTCTTCTCCGTGACGGTGAAGCTCTTGTCCGCGATCTTGAAGTTGTTGATGGAGCGGAGCACCGGAGTCGCCTGGTCGTTGACCGATGCGGTGCTCTTCTTGTCGTTCAGCTTCTTGCGGTTGACGGCGTCTACCTTCGGTCCGGCCTTGTCGGTCGAATCGAGGGTGTTCTTCTTGTTGTTGAGCCTCTTCGCGTTCGCGGCGTTCGCCTTCGGCGTTGCCCTGTCGGTGGAGTCCAAGGTGTTGCGCTTGTTTGACAGCTTCTTCGCGTTGGCCTTGTCTACCTTCGGCGAGGCGTTGTCCTTCGCGTCGAGTCTGGCTGTGGCTTTCTTTCCGTTGAGCTTTCCGATGTTCTTGGAGGCGGCGTTCGCCTTCTTGGATGCCTTGTCGGTCGCGTCGATGGTGGCGTTGACGTGCTTCCTATTGAAGTCGTCCATCATCTTCTGCGCCTTCTTGGCGCTGGCCGTGGCCTTCTTGTCGTCGGCGTCGAGCTTGGCCTTCGCTATCTTCTTGTTGAATTTGTCAAGGTTGGTTTCCGCGCCTTTGGTCTTCGACTTGGCCTTGGAATCGTCAACGTCAAGCTTCGCCTTGTTGTTGTCGGCGGTCATCCTGATGTTGTCGATGGAAGCCTTGATGCTGTCCGAACTCAGACCCCAACGGTCTGCCAAGGCGTTAGCGGCCTGTTCGCTCATGCCCGAGGCTTCGGCCTGCCGGATGATCGCGTCACGCGCATCCTGCAGCACACCGTTCGCACGCTCGATCTCACCGCTACTGAAACCGGTGCTCTCGCCCTGCTTGAGAATCTTCTCCGCAGCATTCTGGGCGCTGCTGGCGATGTCCTCCAAAGCCTGCTTGGTCTTCGTGCCCTCCTCGGAAAAACGGTCAAGCAGATTACCGGACTGGTCGAAGACGACGCCGTTATCCTCGCATGTTTTTGACAGTTCGCCGATCTTCTGGTTCAGCTGGTCCACCGCCTGGTCTGCAGTCAGGTTGCCGGACTCCAAGCCGAACATCGCCTGAACCAGATCATCGATTTGGCTTGACGCATCCGAAGCGGAAGAGCCAAGCTCCTTGTTCGCGCTGGCAGCTTCCTTCGTGGATTTCGCCGCGCTATTGGTTTTGCCATCGAGTTCGTCCAACGCCTTGGACTTGTCCTTGGCGCCTTTCGTGCCCTGCTGGTAGGCGGTGGTCAGGGCGGAAAGGCCGTCGCGCAGCGCGGTGGCCTTATGTGACCCGCTGCCAAGGCTGGAGCCGAGCTTGTCCGCCGCCGAGTTGACCTGCTTGATGGCCGTCTTGTTGCCTTCGGCGGCCTTGGTCATGGTGGTGATGCTGATGCCGGCCTCGCTCATCACGTCGGTCAGCTTCTTCGATCCGGTGATGCCCTGCTCGATCGCACTGAGCCATCCCGGTTCGCCATGGAAGGTGCCGACATCCATATTCTGCAGCTGGTTGACCAGCGCCTCGTGGATAGCGCTGGCTCCATTGGCTGCGGCTGACTGCACTTCCTGCACCGCCTGCTTGGTATTCTGCGCGGCCGTCATGAAACCGGTGAGCGCCGTCGTGGCAATGCCCAGGGCGATGCCCCACGGACCTCCCATAAGTGAGATGAGTCCGTCGGCAACACTGTGGAACCCCTTGGATCGGAGCGTGGCAGAATCCTCCGCAGTGCCGAACGATTCCAACTGCTCCTGCGCGCTCTGACCGCTCGCGCGGAACATCTGGAAAGCGGTCTGCGCGGAAGCCAAAGCGGTCTTGACGCGCTGGATCGGGTCGATGGCCAGGCCGATGTTGTTGGCCATGGTGCTGGTGCTGCCGTTGAGATTGCCCGCGGCCTTATGCACCGCTCCGAACACGCCCGCAAGTGACGCCATGACCACGAGCGTCTGCTGCACTCCGGACGGCAAACCCGCGAAAGAGTCAACCAGCGTATCCAAACCCTGCACCATCTTGCGCAAAGGCCCCTGAGCGCCCTCGCCAACGGAAATCATCAGAGACTCCATGGAGCCGCCCAGATTCTCCAGATCACCCTTGAGATTGTTGTTCTTCGCAGCAGCCTGCTCGGCGGCATAACCGCTTTCGGATACGGCCTTCGTCCACTTGTTGACACCGGACTCGCCCGCCTCGTAAAGATAATTCGCGGCCTTGATGGCATAGCTGCCGAAAATGGTCGCGTTCGCCTGGTTGCGCTGCTCGTCCGTCAAGCCTTTTTCGGCCTTCTGCAGTTGCCCTGCGAAGTTCGCCATGCCGACGAAATGATGTTGAGCGTCATATGCGCTGATGCCCAATTCCTTCATCGTGTTGGACGCTTCGGCGGACGGTGCGGCCAGTTTCATCAGCATGCTGTTCAACTGGGTGCCGGCTTCGGCGCCGATGGTGCCGTTCTGTGCGAAAAGCGCCAGTACGCCGGTGGTCTCCTGCACGTTCATGCCGAAGCTATTGGCCTGCGCGCCGCAATTGTTCAACGCCTCGCCGAAATCGGAGACATTGCCGACGGCCTTGCCGGCGCCAGCCGCCAAAGTATCGGCCACTTGGGAAGCCTGAGACCCCTTCAGGTGGAACATGCTCAATGCGTTGGCCATGTATTCGGCGGCATCACCTACGGCCATTCCATCGGAGGCGGCCAGATTCAAAGCGCCGGTCAAGCCGCCGTTGAGAATATCCGTGACGCTCATGCCGGCCTTGCCGAGGTCGTTGATCGCGTCGGCGGAATCCGTAGCGGAATAAACCGTGGAAGCTCCGGCTTCGATGGCAGCGGCACGCAGCTGGTCCATTTGTGCGCTGGTCGCGCCGGTGTTCGCCTGCACGGTGCTCATCTGCTGGTCGAAGTCTGCGGCCATCTTCACCGCGGCCACGCCGAACGCGGCCACGGCCAGTCCGGCGGCGGTCATGCCGCTGGCGATGAGCGCGGACTTGCGTCCGGTGTTCTCCATGCCTGAAGCGACTGTTTTCGCGGTGCTTCCGGCGCGGGTCATCGCCGCCTCATACGAGGCTGTGTCCGCCATCAACCGGATGACGATGTTCTTGTTCTCCGCCAAAGAATCCTCCAAAAATCAGGTCAAATGCGCCACCAAGGCGTTCGCGGCCGGATTGTCCCTGCCATTCGCATCAGTCCACCGTTTCATGGCCTGCTGCATGTGCGCAGTGGCCCAGCAGACGCTGGTTTCGGCATGCAACGTAAGTTCACCCTTCGGGTCTTGGCAGATCGAGCGAGGCAAACCGCACATGGGGCATAATGACCGTTCGTACTCAGCCAACGAGCGCATCCAATTGCGTTCCGTCTCATCCCATTCGACCTCATCGCCCTCACTCGGACGCCAGCCCATGAAACGCTTATAAGAGATGCCGAGCTGGCGGCAAATCTTAAGATCCTCGACTAGTTGCGGAGAACCTGCGAGGCGAGGTCGAATGCCGCTTTTGGGTCCGCTGCTGTGCCGTTCAGTTCGGCGATGGCCTGCCAGATCGGCGTGAACTGGCCATCGGTGAGTTCATCGAACAGATTGCGCCACGCCTGTTCGGTCTTGTCCTCGTCGGCCACCGGCTTGCCGCCGATGGTCGCGGAATCAAGCATGAGCGGCAATGCCGCGGCGGCGGTACCGAACATGTCGTTCGTGCCGTTGTCATTGCGGTGCGCGGCCAATGCCTGCGCCCACTTGCTTACCGGCAATGCCCGCAACGTGAGCTTCAACGTCTCCGCATCCGCCTGTTCGCGCAGCTCTTCGATGCGCCGCGCGGTGGCCTTCGCCTGCCGGTTCGTCCCAGCCTCCGTGATTTGTTCGCGCGTGGTCTCCTCGGCCAGCGCATCACCCAATCTGGCGATGTCCTCGGCGGTCTGCTGGTTGAGGATGACATCGACCTCGCGCGTGCGCCTGGTGACTTTAAGCATTGTTGTTCCTTCGCTCTAATATTCATGTTCCTTTGCCGGAAAAGAGAAAAGAGGGTCCCGCACCGGCGAAAGGGACGAAAGTCCGGTGCGGGAAGAATTAATCAGGCGACCTTCACGTTCTCCGCCCAGCCAGGAGCGCGAACGGAGAAATTGACCTTGCTGCGCAGCACGCTGTTCGCGGCGATCGCCATCTTGGCGCTCATGCCGATGCGGACCGCGTACACGTTCACAATGTCGCCGGCGACAAAAGTCTTATCCGTCTGCTTGCCGTAGCGGCGCACGAAGTAGCCTTCCGCGCCCTCGATCAACGTCTCCATTGCGGCGTTCTGCGCGGAATGCGAAGTGTTGGTGTTGTCGATGACCTCGATGCTTGGGCCGCTGATCTTCTTGCGTCCGGGATTCTCGTAATCCTGCGCGCTGTTCTCGCGCTGGTCGGAGATGGATTCCTGCGACGGCGAGCACGACCAGCCGCCTAGGGTGACGTAGTTGCTCAGGTCGGTGCCGGCGCTGATCTCTGCGGCGGTCGGCTTCTGGATGTTTTTGATGGACGGCACCCAGATCGTGTTGACCAGACCGTCCGCCGGTGTGGAAGGAACTTCGGTTCCCAGAGTCAAAACCATGACTCCTCCTTAAATATTTAATGGTCACATGCGTGACCAGTTGAATTTGAAAGTCAGAAGACGGCACTGGTAAAGCAGCGCCGTATCCTCTGCGGTAAGTCCGGCGGCATATGCGCCGGAATCGGAGAACAACGTCAGACAGCCGGTGTCGAACCCCTGCGCGACGAACCGTTTGCCAGCAAGTCCTGGAATCATGAGGTCATCGGCCAGCACGTTGACGGAATCGGCCGTGGTGCTCACGATGCGCACCAGCAAAGTGCCGATGCCGCAATGCACATGCTGCGTTTCGCCGACGATATGACCGTTTGTCGTGACCGTCTCAATCACCCACGGCGGCTTCTCCGTAGGCTTAGGCGCCGTCTGCCGGTACACGGCCCAGCCAGCCGCCGGCTTCGGAATATGGTCGAGAATCGTGTCGGTCAACGTCATGATCGACTTCATTCAGACCACCTCCACGGCGGCACGCGCCACGTATTCCGCGAGCTTCGGCAATTCTTCCTCGCCATGCTCGTAGAATCGGTGCGTTCCACCGCCCTTCGCGGTGCCGAAGAACGCGATGTTGGCGAGCGAACCCGCTCCGCCCTTGGTGGGGCCGATCTCGGCGGAAATGCGTCCGGGCGTCTCGCTCACCGTGTAGGTGATCGGAATGCTGCGGAACGCCTTGTTGCCTGAGCCTTTCAGGTCGTCGCGAATCGAGTTCTTGACGTTCTGCGCACCCTTCTTCACCGAAGCGGAGATCAAGGCGCGGCGAGCCACTCCCCTGGCGAGCAGCACGTCACCGAAGGCCGTCAACTGCGAAGCGTCGAACAGTCCGCTCATGAGTCCTCCTTCACGTTCCACCGGCAGGCGGTGGCGTGCGTCTTCTCGCTTTGAGGTGAGACGAGCCTGAACCGCCTGCCGGCGAGCAGCTGATTTGCGGATTCCGTGACTTCCGCCACGTCACCGGCGCGAAGGCCTGGAGTGCCGTAGGGAAAATGCACGTACAAAGACCAGACCAACGAGACGGCGCCCATGGCTTGGGCCGCGCTGCCTTCGGTCTGCTCGCTGGCGAGGCCGCCGCTGGTCTGCACCTTGCAGCTGCCTTCGTACACCTTCTCCTTGCCGGTGTTCGGCAGTCCCGTGTCCGGATCCGTTGTGGTGGCTCCGGGGCGGGTGACGACGCACTGGTCGGTCATGAGGCTTTCGGCCATCTGGCGTAGTTTCGGCAGGGCTCCGATGAGAGGTGCCATGCTTGGCATGTCAACCTCCTCAGTAGTCGTAGGGGTAGTGCGGCAGCGGGATGGCCACGGGTTCCGGAGCGATGACCGCCGTAGCGAGATCGCTGCTGACACGTTTCAGCAGCATGTCCCATTCCTCGTCGAGGATGGAGATCTCGCCGCGACTGCGCGAGCTGTCGATGCTGGTCTGCATGTTACCGTCGTCGATCTGCAGCATGGTGCTGCTCACGCCCTCCGGGTTGAGCGCCTTGCGTGCGACGGCGGCGGATTCCACCTCGATGACGGTCTCCTGATATCTCTCGTCCATGCACCATTCGTCCAGCACTGGGATGCGGTTGCGGATCATCATTTCGGCGCGGCGGAGCCATTTCCCGATCTGCCTGCCTTCGGTGCTGTCGGAGGCGATGTCGCGGCCGAGTTCGACCGCGACATCGTCGATTTGCGCCCAGGTCATGGAATCACTTCGCGATGATACCGGCGTTGCGCAGGCTGGCCAGCAAAGCGTTGATGGTGGCCATCTCCTGACCTGTGGTGGCGTTCCCCACCGCAGCAGCCTGCTTGGCGGGCATGCCGGACAGCACCGTATCTAGCGGCTTAGCTGCGCCGCCCGGCTGCGGCACATACACCGCGCTTGCCGGGATCACGTTCTCGCGGCGTCCGTTCTTGGTCTCCTTCATCATTCACCATCCTTCTCACTGGTCTTCTTCTTCGGCTTCGCGGCGTCGGCGACCGTGCTCGGTTCGTCGGCCTGCACCTCGGCCACCGTGTAGCCGTGACGCTGGAAATAGTCGGACGGATCCACATCGGTCTCACCGACGCCACCGACGAAGGTCACGCCGGCGGTGACGCCGTTGTACTCATTATTCGGAGCTTCGATTCGCCACATCATGATCACCTGACCTTGATCTTACGGAGCACGCCAGCGGCCTTGGTGGCCTTCAATGCGACGCCGACTGGACCAAGTTCAACCTCGCCGCGATGCACTGCGCCCGGCTGGGTGAAGTCAGGCAGCCAGGTCTTCACGAGGGTGCCGTCGGTGGTGGTGATGCCGCAGAAGCCGTCCAAGCCGACGCGGTACGCGTACAGGCTGGTGGTGCCGTCGGTGGCGATGGGGATGATCGGATCGTTGCTGCCGGCCTTCTCTCCGGCGTCGGCGAAGAGAATGCCGCCATAGGATTCGCGGCTGATCGGACGGCCGTTCGCGTTGGCGAGACCATCGATCGGCTCGCGCACGTACATGCTGGTGCGGCGCACCATGGCACGGACGCGGGCAAGGGCCTTCTTGTTGCCGACCACGATGGTCGGCGTGCCGTCAAGCAGGTCGAGGAACTCGTCGAGCGTGTCGATGGCCTTGTTGCCCTTCTCTCCTTCGAGGTCGGTCCAGTCGTAGGTGCCGGAGGTGGGCTTCATCTCGGTGCTTGAGCCGGTGAGCGCCTTGTCCAGGCCGTCGAAGGCCTTATCGTTCACGCCAACGTCGCCGTTGATCACGGTATCCTGGAACAGGGTTATCGCGGCCTTCACCTTCTCGTTGATGTTGCGTGTCACCTCGTCGGATCCCTTCGGGCCGACGTTCGCGAGGATTCGGTCGATCTCGAAGGCGCCGCCGAGCACGGCGAGTGTGGTGCTGTACTTCTTGGTCGTGGTGGTGCTCGGCGAGTATTCCGTGTTGATGGCGCGGAATTCGGCGGTGGGCTGGGTCTCCTGCCGACGGTAGGAGTAGTCGAGCGTCGCGCCGCCTCCTGCGGGGTTCACGGCATCATCGAAGATGAGGGAATCGAGGATGACGCTGGACTTTCGAAATTCGTCGATGACGAAAGGGTCGTAGTCTTCGAGGGCGTTGTTCTTCGCCTCTGCGAGAGTGACAGCCATAAGGTTGTCTCCTTCCTAAGGAATCGGTTACTTGTAATATGCGGAAATGGCTTCGGAGAGACTGTGCGGCTTCGGGTCGCCGCCCTTGCCCTGGCTCGGGTCGGGCTTGACGTTCGGCTTGTTCTGCACGCTGACGAGCTTCAGCAGGCTGTCCGCATCGGCTTCCAGCTCCTCGCGAGTGGATCCCTGCAGACGTTCCGCCAAGACCTTCGGCAATTGCTTGTCGACGGCGACCTCGTATCGCAGTGCCTTCGCGGCATTGCCGGTGTTGGACTTCTCCAGGCTGGCGATCCTCTCGCTGGCCTTTTCCGCGTCGGTCTTGTCGCGATCCTCGAACTCTTTGATTCTGGCGTTCGCGGCGGCGAGCTGTTCGCGCAGCGACTTGTTGGCCCGGCGCTCGTTCTTGAGCGCGGTCATGCCGTGTTCGCCGAGCTTCTCGTCGCCTTCGCCGCCGGTATTCGCCTGTGGGTCGGATTGCGGCGGCTCCGGCTGCGGCGGCTCTCCGCCGCCCGGTTCAGCACCGGTCTCGATGGTGCGGATGCGGATGAGATTCCACCATTTCCTATGCATTGTGTTTTCTCCTTGTGGTTTCCTTGGCCGTCACATCGCGTGCCGGCGCCGACACCATCGCGATGCCGGTGAAAAATTCGATTTCGGCTAGAGGATCCAGCCGTACTTGTAGAGCATGCCCAAGGCCTTCTCATGATCGTCGCCGCAGCGTGCGTAAATGGTCTCGGGCATGAGACGCGGCCTGTCGACCTTTGTGTACCGGCCGCCGTTCTTGACGAATTCCTTGGCGTATCCGGAGTCGATCATGCGTGATGCGGCGAGTCCGTGGCGCGTGGTGCCCTCGGTCGTGTACTTGATGTTCCGCCCGTCGATCTGGGCGGTGCGGATGCCGCGTTGGGCGTTAACCAGCTGGTTGAGGTCGGCTCCGTCCGCGTAGGCTCGGGCGTTGGCCCTTCCGCCAAGGACTTTGGCGAGCTGGTCGTCGGAGAGACTGTCGAGGTATTCGTTCGGACTGGTGCATGCGTTTGCCGGTGCTTTCGGACCGGTGTAGACGGCGATGCAGTCGCAGTGCGGATGCCTTTCGAAAGGCGTCTTGCCGCATGGCTGTCCGGCGAGGATGACGCATCTTCCGCAGCTCGGCGGTGTCAGGCCGCGCACGTAGGTGGATTGGTAGCAGATGCCGCGAGCGGTCATGCTTGTGGACGACCGGTGAGTGTCCGCCAGCATGGTGCGCGTCCTGAGCACCAAGGTCACGCCTATGCGGTCCATGGCCACGTCCACCGGAGCGCCGTTGGATACGGCCCGCTTGCCGATGGTAATCGCCGTCCACATCGCGTCCACGGTATCCATGCCGTTACCGTTCACGCCGACCCACTGCCATGGATCCGGCTTGTATTCCGGGTGTGCTGTGTTCACGCCGAAGCGTTCCATGATTTTCGGCGTCGATGCGATCGCGTCGGCGGCGGTGTGGTATTGCGCCGTGTCCAATACGCGGAAAAGTTCAGGCATCATGTCCGCGAAGGCGAGGTCGAAGTCTGGTTGCGCGTGCTTATGCCACAGTCTGAGCACCGTCGCGGCCAGCCGGTTGCTTCGACTGCGCAGCAGACGGTTCTGCGCCGTCGCCTCCTGTGGAAGCGTCTGCCCAGCCATCGCCGCCATAGTCCACGTCCTTCATGAATTGGCCATAGGATTCGCTGATCTGCTTGGCGAAGTACTCGCGCTCCTTGTCCTTGCGGGCCTCGCTCCAGCCAAGCTCGTCCCATGCCCCCTCACGGGAAAGGATGCCGGACGCCATGAGCTTCGTGATCGCATCCGCACGCTGCGCGTAGGTAGGCGTGTTCGGATCCTCCCAGTCGCAGCGCACCAGGTTCGCGTTAATGTCGTCGCTGGTGGCGAGCTTGTGCGCCACGGCCATGACCTGCGACCACGCATCGCCGTCGACGGCGTTCTTCAGCTCGACGTTCTTCACCAGTCTCAGCTCGTCGGCGCGGATGGCTCCCTCGGCTGCTGGATTGGCTGTATTCATTCCGAAATAACGCATCGGAAGACCGGTGATGGCGCTCATCTGCTCGCTCAGCAGGTCGATGACCGTCTTGAAGTTCGACAGGTCGGATGCCGTGAACTGGCCGAATTTCGCGTTCGCGTTCTTGGAGGTGAGCATCGAGTTGAAATAGGTCTTTATCGCCGATGCCGGCTGTCCGGTCTTCGCGTCGATGAAGTCGTTGTGTGTGACGCCGATCGCCCATTTGCCTGGCACCGCGTGAGTTTCCATGGCGATCTGCAGGTCGAGGATGGCGCGTGCGGCCATGTCTGTCGGCCGCACCACGTCGGCCATCTCGCTCTCGCCAAGGAAGTCGCCGGCGCGCGGACGGTTGAGGAACTGCACAACAGGGACGACGCCGAGGTGGTGGTCGTCGCGGCCGGTCATGACCCACTTGCCGTGCTGTTTCTCCAGCCAGAGCGTGTATTCGGGCGTGTACAGCGTCGCGTAGTCCGGCGTCCCGTTCTCCCAAGGGTCGAAATAGACGCGGAGCGCCGATTCGACGGTTCTCGTGCGCGGGTCGATGCGCGCGATCATGTTCCTGGATGATTCGACGGTGATCAGTGGATGCCGTCTGTCCTTCGGATTCGCGCCGACGCATACGAAGCCGTGGCCCTGCACGCGTGTCTCCGTGTGCAAAAGCACCTGCTGCGATTCCATGTTGTTGTATTCCCAAAGCTCGCGCAGCTCGTTTGACACCTTGTCGTCATTCGGCACGGAGAAGGATTTGACCTGCTGGCGCTGCACGACGCTATCGACCACGATGCGCGGCCAATTCAGCGGAAAAACGAATGAACGGAGTTCGGCCGGCACGGCGATGCCGATGCTCTGGATGACCTGCCGTCCGCGATAATAATCATCCCACTGCCTATGAGGCTTGCGCAGTCGTGCAAGCCTGTAGGTGAGGCTCCTGATAAGCTTCGCGTCATCGTCGGAAAGCCTCGATGCCTGTATCAGCTCCACAACAGCCTCCTTACCAGCCGTACACCATGACCGGCGAGCCGCCTGCGCTCCAGCCGAGCGCCCTCATGTCGGACGCCGCCTCGTGCGCGAGGATGTCGGCCATGGTTATATCGATCTTCTGATTCTCGCTCGGCTTGCCGAGCACGTACTTGTCGCCTGGCTTGGCGACCTTCCTTGCCGCCATCATGTGCAGTCTGGCCATGCGATCATTGGAATGCGTCGTGGAATGGTCGGCGGTATCCTCCATGAAACGGGTGAGCGCGTCGAACATGCGCCCTATTCGGTTCGTCGGCCAAGGCACCACGATGTCCTCGCCAAAGCGGCATGCCCACTCGTCCACCTGCGACTCCCACGGATGCGGATCGCAGTAGAAGCGCTGCACCTTGTACCTGCCGAACATTTCTGACACGCAGGCGTCGACCTCGCTTCGCGGTATGCGACCCTCCCACTCAACCGGATTCCAATACGCCGGACGATTTGACGGCCCGTACGTCGGCGTCCAACGCCAGCCATCCACGGTCTCCGCACGCAATGCCGTCCAGTCACCGGATTGCGAGCCATCGAAGCCAAGACAAATCTCAGCCCCCGGCTCAGGTGGCTGACGGTCAACCATCGTGCCATCGTAAAGCGGCTCAGGCATATACGAGCCCAAACCCTGCACGATCTCACAGCCGTAGAAACGTCGAGCCTGCGCCGGATCACGGGCCATCAACTCGGTAGCGGTCGCTTCGACCTGATCGAGCGGCACCCACGGCGAACCGGAATAGACGAATTCGAGAATCTTCCGCCTGTCCTGCGGATCCGCGAAATCCAATGAGGGGTCATGCTTCGGAAAGAACTTCATGATGTCCGACGCCGTGCTCTCGTAGGTCATCTGGCCAAAACTGGCGTCCATCGGATCCCACGGATTCGTCAGCTCAAGCATTCTTCCATCCATGGCCATAGCGCCACGCATAACCGTGTCACCAACCTCGAACATGCCGCTGCGCCTAGTCCAGATGCCGGATTCGTCACCAAGGACGAAGTTCACCGGATTACCCAGCTTCGAGTGCGCCGAAGCCGTCACAGGGTCGATACGGCCACCATTAGGCAACCGGATGAAACCTTCACGCACCTTCATCAAATCGGACAGGTGGCCATTGCGCACCATCGACTGCAAAGGACGGTAGACGTTCGCAGTCTGCTCTTCCGAAGTGGCGAGCAGCTGAATCAAAGCTGTACGACGCGGCATGCCCATCGGCTCACCCGAAGAATACACGTATTCGAAACCGCACGAGCAACCCCAGTCGGAGCAGCGGAACGTCTCGCCGCCTTTGGCCCATCCACAGAACACGCATGGGCCGACACCCTCAAAAGCAGCAACAGCCGCACCGAAAGGCGACTTGCCTAGCTTCTGACCGCCGACAATCTGACCACGACGCCACTTGAACGCCGCAGCCTGACGAGGCCGAGCCGGATCATACACCGCATCAGGCTTCACCCGATAAAAATCAATCGCATTGTCCAACTGCCAGCCCACAAGCTCAAACGGCTTGCCCAGATCATAGCCATTAGGCACAACACAGTGCGCGGCAATCCAGTCAGCAAAGAGGAAACCAAGGGACTTCGGAACGACCGGCTCTTTCTGCTCGCTCATTCCGCATCCTCTTTCTGATTCTCAAGCCACCGCTGCTTCGCGCTCTTGAACGGGATGATCTTGTCAGAAGATTCTGTTGAGCGTTTCGGCTTCGGCTCGTCATCGACAATCGCCCAACCATTCAAACGAAGGCCTTGCGGAGTCAAACCGATGGTGTCGGCATACCGTGCAAGCGCGGTACGGTCAGCGGCCTTCGCCTCCGAAGACTCGCAAAGCACGAACTGGCGCACATAGAGCGCGATCGTCGTGAACATGTATCCATAACGCGGCATATGCCATGCGATAGCCTGCGGCAACCGCCACAGGTCACGCCACAATTCACGCTCACGCCGATTCCACGCCTCCGTAGCCTTCTCGTCACGCTCCTTATGGAAACCGTCGTCATCCTTCCAAGTGTCCCAAATCGTCCACTCGGACAGTGGAAAAGCCTTCGGGCGGTAATGGTATCCGCGAGACGAAAGCGGAATGATGTCGGCACCCAATCCGCGCGCGTCAGATCGTGCGCTGGAAGGATCCGGCATCGGACCGGAGCGTGTGCGTGCGCCGCCATGCGTCGCCATGCGACCTCCAATCCTCGAACCGGAAAAATTACAGACTCGGCCAGTCCGTCAAATCTTGAACTATCCGCGAACTTGCGAGTCCCCTCACCGGCGGTCTTGGCCTTGCCGTTCGGGGTACCCCCCTAGGGGCGTTGGCGGGTTGGTTGATCGTATTTTTTCCTGTTTTGGCGTGTGTTTTGTTGTTTTTGTTGCGTGTGCTTGTTTGGCTTGTCCGCTTGTGTTTGGTTCGTTTGTGTTGTGTCGTGTCGTGTTTGTGTTTGCGGTTTGCCTGTTGGCTGCGACTGTGGTTGCTGCTGTGGCTTGGCTTGGTGTCGTGTCCAGTGTTCGATGCTTGCGGTTGCTTTGTGTTGGCCGTCTTTCCTGTTGCAGCTGCGATGTTCTGGCCCTGTCCAGCTTTGTCTGTTGTCTGTGTGGCCGAGGTCCCATTGGTCTGTGGCCGTGACTGGCTGTCCGCATTTGGCGCAGGTGTGTGTTTCGCCTGTGGCCAGTCGTGCCTCCCATGCCCTGCGGAGGTGGCGGTGTGCTGCGTCGTATCCTCTTGCTGTTGAGCTGCCACGCTGCCGCTCGTATGCGTGTGTGTGGATGGCGCAGAAGCGTGTGCCTTGTTTGACGAGTTGTGGGCAGTTGTGCCAGGCGCATCTGCGGAGACTCATGTGGCCTTGCCGCCTTCCATGGCTGTGATGTCCGGCATGTCTGGGGTACGTCTCCCGCGAAGGTCCCCCAGCTGGCCACCCCCGATTCATGGGCTACCGACACAACGGGTGTCGCCGCCATGGTCGACGTCCTTCGGTGCGACGGCTCCAAGGGTTGCTAGTGGCTCCATGCCGGACAGACCGGACAGAGATGATTATAGCGAATGCAGCTGGATATGAATAATGGTCCAACCGTTTCCGGCTGAACCATTCTACGAACATACGACAGTATAGCATTTCAACGGTGACAGTCAAGTAGGGCTGCTAGTTCTCCGAGGTTGAACGTGTACTGCCGCTTGTGTTCTGTCGGCGTGGCGTGCGACAGTTTGCCGCGTTTGAGCCATTGGCTGATGAGGTTGCGTGATACGGTCAGGCCGTATCGTTTCAGCTCCTTGGCCGCGTCGCTGGGTGTGCCGGTGATTTGCATTTGCCATAGTCTTTCGTCTCGGGCTGCTTTGATTGCTGGCGCGGCCCATTCCCTGTGGCAGCCTTGGCATGTGACCGATTCGGCTTCTGGCGTGCCGGTGAGGAGCGTGTGGCAGTTGGGGCAGGTGCCGATGATTATCAATTCGTCTTCTGGGGTTAAGGCTGTCTCGTTGCGTCGGATGATGTGTTGCAGGCTGGCGTAGTCGTCGGCGGCGGTGCTCATCGTCACTATGGTGTGTTTGTTGCTGATGATGGCATACCATGCTTTCCGCCAGTCGTATCCAGCGTATGCCGCTCTGATTTTGCCTGCCTGTTCGGCCAGCCATGCTTCCGATTCTGCGATGAGGTCTTGCGCGTGGACGTCGATTGGCAGTGGCGCGTTGCCTTTGTTTGGCGTGTGTCCTGTGGGGCCGATGTGCGCTTGACGGAGCATAATGCTTCGCAGGGTCGGAAGCTGGATGTGTCCGAGCTGGTGGATCAGCTGCCAGTAGGTTTCACGGCAGGTTTGGCAGAGCAGATTGTCCGCCGCCGGTTTCATGGGCTTGCGGCAGTGCTGGCAGTCGGTCAAAGTCGAGTCTCCTTGTCGTACTGGTGAATGATCGCCGCGACTTCCGCTTTCGGCACTTGCGGCACGAGCGGCGCGATCTCGTCGAGCGCGTATCCGGCCTGATGCCATTTGATGATCATGTTTTCGAGTATTTTCTTCACTTGTACTCCTCCACAGTGTCGCAGCCGATGGTCTTGCCACGGTCGGTCAGGCAGACCCATGTCACGTCGCCGGTCTTGACCGTCGTCATGCCGTAATCGGGATGCGTGCCCGCATACCAAGACGCATAGATGCCTAATCCCCCCAGGGAGAGCATTGAGGCGACGAATACCACCAGTGCGCCAATCATAATTTTCTCAACCTTGTCCAATCCGCCCATCATTCACCGTCCTTTTCGATTTCGATGATCTTGTTGTTGATGGCCGTTAGAATGTCTTTGTTCGAACGGTTGTTCGCGAATGCCCGCCAAAGGTCTTTAAGCCCTGCCCAATCGGTGTCCGCGAGAGCGCCGAACAGCGAATGGCAAAAGATAAAATAGCGCTTGTCAAACAAGCCGGTGGCTGCATAGAGCGGTATGCCGTGTATTACCGCGTCGTTCGCGTACCAGAGCGCTTTCCTCAAGTCTTCGATGCCGTTCTTCGACTGCCAGCGGTAGCAGTATTTGACCACGTTGCCCCAGTCGAAACTGAGCAGGCGGGTCAGTTCGATGCATTCGAACGGGCCGTTCTCGTAATGCTTTGGGTGATTGACGTTGTCACTCATTTTTGGACTCCTTAATCGATGATGAATATGATGATCGGGGCGACGCACAGGCTGACGGTCAATGTGACCGCGAACAGGACGCTGAACGGGTCGTGCCTCACTCGAACGTCTCCTTGTATGGGTTTTCGCTTGTATATTGCGGGAAGTCGCATTCCTGGTCTTTCCATCCGGCCGCGTAGCCTTCCTGCCATGCCTTGCGGCGCTCGTGTTCCAACCATTCCAAGCTGCACATGGTTACCTGTTCGTTGTGTCTCATGATTTCTCCTTGTTGAGTCGTTTCGCCATCTGGCAGGCTCGTTGGTCTGGCGTGGCGGTTTCCTTGTCTCGTCCGAGCGCCTGTAGCACGTGTTCGCACTGCCACGTGTGTATGTGTCGTTTCGACGGTGGTATGCCGCTCATGTTGGCTCTGCGTTGGCACCAGCCTTTCCACAGGCGCATCCAGTCGTTGACGGTTCTGGTTTCGTCTTGGTGTCGGTCTGCGAATGCGAGCCATGCGGATTCGAGATCGAGGTTCGGATATTCCACGGCCAGCGTCTTGTCCGTTTCGACGCACTCCCGCGATTCACCGAAATCCTTCGCGCCAGTTTCTTTGGAGAAAGAAGAAGAATATTCTTCTTTCTCTTTCTTTTGGGTTCTGGTGTTCTGGTGTTCTGGTGTTTGTCCCGATTCTGTTTCGATTCTGCCGGCAGTCTGCGCACTTTCTGCCGGCAGACTTTCGGCAGAATACCGCTCACGCTCACGCTTGCGCTTGGCCATCACCTGCTGACGACTCCGGTTGTGCTCAAGATAATCGTGGATGACATAGCCGCCATCCACGGTCTCGATCAATCCGGCCTGCTGCAATGCGTCAAGCTCCTGCACGGTGATGTCGAGCACGAATTCCGCAGTATCATCGTCCACGTAACCGTCCGTGAGATTGTCACCGCAGTAGGAAAGCATGATGACGAACGCGCTGATGGCAGAGGGCATGGTACGGCGCAAACGGCGCACCTTACGGTTAAGGTAGAAGCCGTTCGCCAACTGCACGTAGCCTCGTCTGACCATCACATGCTCCCGAACCGCTTGTAGAATTCGCTGTCGGTCATGCCATACAGCGGGTCCATGCCTGTCGGCTTGCGCACGGCCAGCTTGTATCCGCAGTAGGGGCATGTGACGTGGAATGTGCCGACAACCTCTCCGCAGTGGGCGCATTCGACGTATCGGATCGTCTTGCTCATTCGTTTGCCGCCTTCCGTGCGATTTCGAGCATTTCCCGAGCGTCCCTGATGTAATTGGCTCGCATCTCCGGCTCGGCCTGATTCCAGAAGCAGTCCTCACTGGGCATGACGTCTTTCCAGGCTGGTGCCGTGTCCCACCACAACAGTTTTTTCGCCACTGCTTCGACCTCGGCATCAGCCGGTGGTGCGTTGCGGCCAAGCAGGTACGCTTCCTGTAGATCGTCAGTGTCGCAGTAAAACTGTTCCTTGACATGTGTTTCATTCCAGTAGCGGGTCGGATACGCCTTCTCGGCTTCATCATCTGCGATACTCAATTAGTCCTCTTTCCGTTAGCTTTGACCATTGCCCACAGGATTTCACTTGCCGGACGCCTCCGGTATGACAGGTCGTGGTTGGACTGCACGTGGCCGAGAATCAGTTTCGAGCCGGTCGAATCGGGGGTCAGGATCGCGTTCACGCGCTCCGGCACCATCTTCTGCCATACGATCTCGTCGCACAGTTCCTTCGTGCAGACCAGATAGTTCTGGTCGCCGTAGAACGTCAGGCCGTTGCCGCTTGTGAAGTCAGCCATGCATGACTTGACCTCGTAGAATCCGAAGCAGCCTTTCTCCACGCTTGCGGGCACTGGCTCGCCGTTGATATTCCACGGTTTGAAGCCCACGTAATCCACTCGCCGCTCGTCAGGCGTGTTCCGGTCGAAATTGACCTCACTCGCCCAAAAAGCGGTCTGATTCTTCAGACGCTTCTCGACCAGCTTGGACAGCATGGCAGTGGTTTCAGTCCTGCTCATTCCGCGTCCTCGCCTTCCAGGAATGGGTCATCGGCCTGCATTCGCTCGTATTGCCTTGCCGTCTTGCGCGCGGTCCATTCTTCCAACTGCGCGTCAGTGATGCCGTACATTTCCTTGAGCATGTGCAGGCAGATGATCACATCGGCCATTTCCTCCGCAAGATTGTCGGTGACGTCAGGCTTGCCACGAAGACACTTACTGACGGCTTGGATGAGTTCGGAACATTCCTCCATGCACACGATGCTTTGTATCTCCTTGCCGTATTTTCTGATGCTTTCACGCCAGACAACTTGCTTATCCTTGTTCATCGGCTTACCGCCCTTACATTCACGTCCTCGCTTTGATTAGGCACCTCGGACGGCATGGAGCCGGAATAGCCGAGCATGGACTCGCAACATGCAGCGCATTCCTCAAAGGCCTGAATCTTCCCTCGCAGGAACATGATTCTTTCTCCGTACGTGACGTCAGCCGAATCATGCCAGTCCTCCGAGTGCGTCAGTATGAAATCGTTGAGGAATTGACGGTAATGGGCGCGCTTCTTCACGCACATGTCGATGATCTCGTTGAGGGTCTTGTCTTTCTCGGTCACGTTCGTAGCCATGGTTAGTGTTCTTCCTCTTCGATTCGGATTGTGATTCGGTACCAGCCTTTTCGGATGCTTGGTTCTCCACCTCGGTAGTCGGGGCCGATGATGTGTTTTGAGTCATCGTCGGGCCAGAAGCCGGTATCGGTGAGCGCGTCAAGGATGGCTTTGACCATGGGCGCCGCGTTCTCCGGGTCGAAGCGCCCGTGGGTCAATGGGTGGATGATCGCGGTGACGTGCACTGGGAAGTGTTGTGGCCTGTGGTGGCCGTTTTGGAGCCAGAATCTGGCGAATGCCATGGCACGCTGTTTGACTGCGCTTGTGTGCGTGAATTTCACTCGCCAGTGGCCGCGACGGTTTTGCGTCCACCATTCGTCCCGTGGAATGTCCACGACGAATTCCTGCATCATTCCTCCTCTTCCTCGGCTTCGATTTCGCATTCGGGGCATGGGATGGGGCGCGCCGGATACAGCGCGCACCCATGCCTGGGACATACCGGTTCCACGTCCGGCGGTTCGATCCATTCCATCAGAATTCAGGCTCTGCTGGCGCAGCCCACGGGTCGGCTCCCTGCGGCTGCTGCTGTGCCTGCTGCGGCTGCTGCTGATAGCCGCCACCATTGGCGTTGCCGCCCTGGTATCCGCCTGACTGCATCTTCTGCACCTGAGCCGTCGCATATTTGAGCGATGGGCCGATCTCATCCACCTGCAATTCGATGACCGTGCGGTTGGAACCGTCCTGCGCCTGATAGGAACGCTGCTGCAAACGACCCTGCGCGATCACACGCATGCCCTTCGCAAGGCTCTGCGCGCAATGAGTGGCGAGGTCGCGCCACGCGGAGCAGCGGAGAAACAACGCTGGACCGTCCTCCCACTGGCCGGACTGGCTGTTGTATTGGCGTGGCGTGCTGGCGATGGTGAAATTGCAGACCGTGCCACCATTCTGAGTCGTGCGGGTTTCCGGGTCGGCGGTCAGATTGCCGACGATCGTGATAACGGTCTCTCCGGCCATCACTCGGCCTCCTTCGCGTCGGCTTCGGCATCCTCCGGCGTATCCGCTTCCATGACTTCGGCGGTCACGTCATCGGCTTCGTCGGCGCTATCGTCATCGAGCACCGGTTGGAACACGTCGCCGTAGTCAGGCGTGGTGTCGTCATTGGCGGCGGCGGTCTGCGCCTGCACGGTCAAAGGCAGGTACGGGGCGGCGCGACGGATGGCGGTCTTCTTCGCCATGGCCTCGTAATCGGTCTTCCACGGGCCGAAATTGCCGCTCTTGCTGCGTGCCCTCGCCTGCTCGATCTCCTGACGGTTAAGGACGAGGAAGTAGTGGCCGCCGTCCTTGAAATGCGCGACCATGTACACGTGGGTCAGTTCGCCGGGGTTGGCGCATGGCACGTGGTGCAGCTCCTCGTCGAGACCATAGCTGTATGAGAATTCGTCTCCCTGGTGTACGGCTCGGGCGCTGATGTCCACGAGCTGGCCGCTACGTCGCGCCAAGTCGATCATGCCACGGTAGCCCATGATGAATGTGGCTTCCATTCCGCCGGATTTCTTGTTGTAGAAGGGAAGCACGTAGGCTCGTCCCAATCCGTCCACGTTGGACGGTTCCAATCCGAGCGCGCTGCAGGTCATGAAGCATGAGAGCACGCTTTGCGGCGAGCATTCGGCGAGTTTCGGTGTCTTGTTGATGGCGGACACGCACATCTGGTAGAGGCGGTCTGGGCTGATGTTGTTGCCGACGACGCTGGCGATGCGCGGCCAGCTTTTCCGCATCAGCATCTGGAGGTTCTTTTTCGGCGTCATTTCGACCATCTGCCGGCCTTGCGCCTGCTGTGCGATTGCTCCCATGATTATTGCTCCTTTTCTTCGGTTTCTTCGGTGGCTTTGAAAGTGAATTTGCGGTATGTGGTGGCTTTGACGACGTATTCCTTGCGGGTCGTCGGCTTGTAGGTGGCTTGGAGGTTGCCGCAGCGCACGCCCGTATGCGAGCCGATGCGCAGGATGATCTGTTCCTGCAATTCCTTCTGCTCGTTTTTCAGGTCCTTCGCGCGGTTGGACGTGCTCTCGTATCTTGCGAGCAGGTCGTAGAGGTCATCGTCGTCGCTTTCGTCCACGATGTCAGGCGTCGGTTCCGGCCACGCCTTCTGCACGTCACCGCCGGTCAACTGCGGTGGAGTGCCGGAAGTGACGAAACGCCAGAAGTCGGCTGCGGCCTTGTCGATCGCGCCCATATCCTCCACGTCGGCCCGGAAAGGTATCTCCACCGGCTCGTCGTCTCCGATGGCCGCGTACACGTAGCCCCACGTCCATCCAGTGACGAGCGCATAGAACTCGACTTGAGCGAGATAGTAAGGTGGAATTCGGAGGTTGCCGTCACCGTCATGCCAGTCCCCCGCTCGACGGTTACTCGCCGTCTTGATTTCGAGGATCCCAAAACTTCCGTCCTCCCCTTGCAGGATGCCGTCAAGGGAAGCCCTCAGATAGGGCTTTTCGCGGCTGATGAACTGCTTATCGGTGCCGTCCGTGACGAGCATTTCCGGATGATTGGCGCGGAATCGTTTCCTAAGCTCGTTCTCCAAGGCATTGCCACGAATGACAGCCCACTTGTCCGAAATGTCCTCCGGTTCCACGCGGCCCGTCTTCTCAAGCCACAGATCGTAGGGCGTTTTGAAAGCGTTAAGGCCGAGTATCGTGCTCATGTCAGACCCGCCCACACCCGCCTTACGGCTCTTCAACCATGCGAGATGACGTTCCGTCTTCTTGCCCTGCTTGAACCGTTCGACCGTGTAGCGTTCCGTGTCCTTGAGTGGGATGCGCTTCATTCCTTCGCCACCTTCATTTCCTGGACTTCACCGTTAAAAAAATCGATGATGAGATTGCAGATGGCGGGTGCCGACATTTTGAGCGCGGTTTTTTCCTCTTCGCTTTCGGCTTTGACGGCGAAAACGCCATCCTTGCTGTTGAAATTGAGTCTCATTTCGCCACGTCCTTCGAGTAGTTGGCTTTGATGTCCATAAGTTCGCCGTTCATGAGTTTTGTGGCGAATCCGTAGATGACTTTGTCGTTGGTTTGGAACGCGGTTTTCTGCAATGCGCTGATGGCGTCGAAAATGCCGGTCAATGCGTTGGAGATGATGGTGCGCGGGTCGGCTGCGGCTTGTGGCCTGACGTCGATGGTTCCGGTGGTGACGTCGTTTACCGTGAGCTTCGATTCGGTGACGTCGGCTGCAGTGATTTTCGATGTGGTGGTCATGGTTTCTTTCTTCTTTCCGGTTGTAGTTGTTTTCCGTGTCTTGCGGGGTGAATGCTTGTCGAAGGCCGGAAGCAGTCCCTCCTTGCGGAGCTGGCCAAGAATATTGCCGACCGTTTTCTGGCTCATGCCAAGCGCTTCGGCGGTTTCCTTGCCGTCAAACGTTTGGCCTTGGTCGATGCGTTTCTTGCAGTGCGCGAGAATGAGATCGCGTTTCGACGGTTCTTCCGGTTTCGCCGGAAGGCCATTCGTGAGGAGTCCGGCCTTGCGCAACGCCCGCATTTCGCCGATCTGGAGTCCGGCTTCGCCTGACTCGTCATAAATGCTTTTCAGCTCGGCGAGCTCGTCGGCTGTGTATTCGTGTTTCAACGTGTTCCTTTCCTGAGTCTTTCAATGAGCGCGTGGTTTTTGCGGATGAAAGCGTCCACGTCGATTCCCTGCTGCGTGAGGGTCGGCTTGCCGGTATCGACGCGTGCTTTCCCGTCGCTTGTGACGTTCGCACTGCTTGCAATCCGCGTGCCGGAACGGGCATGCCGTTTTTTCATCTCGCCACCGTCCTCTGGTACTTGTGCGCCAAAGCCCACTTTTCCGCGATTTGACGCTGGTATCTGACTTTGCGCCTGTCCTGATGGCCTTCGGGCGGTTCCACGCCGATTTTCAGATATGGCGGGCCCTTGCCGTTAGACCGCCAGTTGGCAAGGGTGCGTGGGCTCATACCGAGCATGACGGCCAGTTCGGCTGGAGTGAGCAGATCGGTCATGGCCTGCCGTCCCGAATGTCGCCCATCGGGTCGATATGGAGGCCGTCGAGCATTTCCACGGCGTCGCCGCCGCTGCCGCGTTCGATGTGCCTTTTGAGCGCAATGTCGATGGCCTGGCATGCGATTCTGGCGGCAAGCGCGGTTGCTTTGCCGAGGCTGTTGCCGGGCAGGGCGACACTGTGCAGGCCGCCGTCCAGCGGCATGGTGAATGTGCCGATGATTGTGGGGTTGGATTCCGGGTTGTCGTGGTCGATGTCGACGCAGAGCACCCATTTTGCCGACTGTGGTTTGTTTTCGTCCATGGTGTGGTTTCCTTTGCTTGTTGCCGTTGTGTGCCCCACCCTGACGAGTGGATGGGGCTGAGTGGCTGGCATTGGACTCGAACCAGTGCCGTCCGTGGATTCCGAACGCCACTGACTGTTGGAACGCGACCTGAACGTGTTCGCGGCCGGTGGCGTGGCCGACGGTGATTGAAGCCGTCAGGCGGACTTTGAAAGGGTCTGCAAGCACCGGAATGCCTGCTTCTTGATAGTTAGAGAGAAGAAGATTTGGAATCCGTGGACGGGCGAACCGTCGCCCAACCGAAGCCACGACAGAATGGTTGTGTATGTAAACGCCGTGGCGGATTATTTTGTTGTTTGTCGATATTCAGTTATGGTCCCCGCCAGCCGACAATGGTGAACGTGGATGTCCGCGAAAAACGTCCCAGATTTGGTTTGTTTTGTTGGACTGTCGGCTGGTGGGAAGTCTTTAGTCTCGTGGGGCGAACCGCACGGTCAGCCATAGGCCGGTCAGAATGTAGATGACGCTCACAAGGACGGTGGCCGTCTGCGAGTCCGCCGTCCGCCAAGTGAACAGCAGGGTCGCCGACGCGGTGCATGCGATGACGGCGAGCAAGGTCTTGATGCGTCGGAGCGTGTAGTTCGGCTTCGTGGCTTCGGGTTTGCTGTCGTGGTTGGTCATCTTGTTGCTCCGATCTTGTTGGAGAGGTTGTAGGCGATGTCCTCGATTTCCGCCGACGTGAAGTCCGCGAGGGTGATGTCTTGGATGCCGTCCACGAGACTGGCGCTGCCATCCTCATGGAGGCGGATATAAAAGCCGCTTGATGCGAGCAGCAGGCTTCCGGTTTCGTGGAGTGTCGGCGGTTTTGGCGGGTTGAGTAGTTGGCTGGTCATTTATGCGCTTCCTTGACGATCGTGTCGATGATGACGTCCACGAGGTCGGTCACGTCGATGTCCATCGGTCCGGTGATGTGGCCGAGGAATCGGTTAGCGTAGATTTCATCCCACTGTTCCGCGTATTGCGGGCGAATCATGTCGCCATGCTCGGCGAATTCGTCGAAGACGGCTTCCACGCAGGCCTTGCGCAGGTCTTTGTTGTAGGTCTTGCTGTCCATCGGACGCTCCTTTGGTTGTGGATTTCAGGCTTTGAATTGTTTGATGCTGTCGATCGGCTGGAGCAGCACTGCAGTGAATTGGAAGAGGGTCATTCCAAACATGTCGGCGATTTTTTCCAGATCGCTTACGGTGAAGTCTTTCTTGCCGGTGAGTTTCTTGTTCGCCAGCGGCCTTTCGCATCCGATCGCTTTGGCTATGTCTTCTTGCGTCATGCCCCTTCGAGCCATCTCCCCTCGGATATTGGCTCTCATGAGTTCCGTTTCGCTTGTCACCCAACCTCCTTTCTCGTTTCGTTGCTGATTACAAATAGTACTTATTTGGATACTCTTACGAGAGTACTTAATTGATTACTTTACAAAAAGTACACAATTGGGTATTATGGAGTCATGGGAACAAGAGCTAACACCGACGTTACCGCCGGGGCGCGGAGCGTCATGGAATACTGCAAAGCACTGCAATCCAGGAGCGGTATGACCGCTACAGATTTCGCCGCGAAATGTGGATTCAGCCGCAACTATTGGTTCGTCCGCGCCCGGTTCGACGCGCCTTTGACGGTATCGGACTGCGAACGAATCGCCAAGACATGCGGGATGACATTACGTCAGCTATTCGCAAACGCGCTGGCGGAACAGGAAGAAAAAAGAACCGCCGAAACACTCAACAAGCTGCAGAGGGGCGACGTGGCCCTTGCGGCGTATCGGGCCGCTGGCAAGCAGGAGGCCATCAATGGAGAGGCTGGGCCGGATTACGACGAGCCTGCCTGACCTGCCGATCGACCGGCGCATGACATACGGCGCCATGCGACGCGCGATCATCGGCCTGCCCGTCACCGTGTCCAGCGCCATCCTGCCGGACGGACTATGGGGCTGCTACGACGCATCCAACAGCGTGATACTCATTGACAGGCGCCTTACCTACACGGCGAAAAGATGCGTGCTCACGCATGAGCTGCTGCACTGGAAGCATGGCGACGATGGTTGTGCGAACGATCGTTCGAAGCAGGAACGACGCTGCCGCACGCAGACAGCGCTCCTATTGGTCAATCCCACCGAACTCGCACTACTCGAACGCATGTACGAGTACGAATGGCAGATCGCGGACGAGCTCAACGTGACCACGCAAGTCCTCGAAGACTACCGGAGCACACTCGCATCGGCGTAGAATCGACTGCATCCCCCTTGTTCGACGGAAAGAGAGAAGGAACCAATGAGAATCAGACAGAACAATACGATGCTGGTCAAGCTCAAGGCATGGCTCGACAAGGACGTGAAAGTGAAGTCGGCGGTCTGCTCCGGCATCGCCGCCGTATGCGCGGTGGCGTTGGCCGTCGGAGCGGCCACCTATGCCGCCAGTGTCCATTCCGCCGCGGTCAAGGAAGCCGCCGAGACCATCGAAGCCGACAATGCCGACTATTCGAAGCTGATAGACGAATACGACAAGCTTGTGGACGAATACAACTCACTGTCGGATGATTACGATACCGCCTCGGAGACGATAGACAAGGCCGACGGCATGAAGGCCGACATAAAGAAGATGGAGGCTACGCGGGACAATTTGCAGGCGCAGATCGAATCGCTGACAGGTCAGGTCGATAACGCCAAGAGGACCAGCGCTTCCGATGGCGTGTGGCAGGTCGGCAAGGACATCGACGCCGGAACGTATCGCGCAAACAATTCCGTGACGGACCGCTGTTACTGGGAGATCTCCGTAGGCGATGACATCGTGCAGAATGATATTCCTGGCGGTGGTTATCCGCAGGTGACGGTGAGCGATGGGCAGCAGTTCAAGCTCCAGAATTGCGGCACGTTCACCAAGCAGTGACGTTCTCTTCCATTTGCCCCACATTTGTGGGGCTTTTTATATTGCTGCCTTATAAAAAAAGAATATTAATAACTAGTACGTCTTGTATATGTATAACGTGGGTAATACCGCAGCAACGGTTTTCTGTTACTTTCGTTATATCCGTTGTATAAATTTGATTATACACTTGAGTGGTGCTATAGTTCAAAACATTAAATAAAAGCCCACGCGGTTGGTCAGAACCACGCGGGCGAGGAAAACCTAGGACGATTCTCCATGCATCAGAATACCGCGAGGCATGGAGGGAAAGACGATGAAACCAATGGGATACAAGAACACCGACGCCTTCTACGAGCTCGCCAGCAAAGGACGCCTCGCATACCAGCGAGGCGACAACATCGGAGTCTACGCCATGGCGCAACTCGTACTCGCATACATGTGCGACCAAACCTACGACTGGGACCGCGAACGCAACCAGCCACCCGAGAAGCTGCGCAAGGTCAACGCGCCATGCCGCTACTACACGCTCGGCTGGCGCTCATTCTCCGACGATCATGGAATGGTGATGCTCACTCCGGAGCAGGCCATGAGCGAAGACGCCGACAAAATCATGCGCAAGCGCGAACTCAATGCCAAGAAGCAATTCAGCGACGCCGCCGTATGGCTACAGGAGCGTGGCGTGATCAAGAAGCTGGAACCCGCTTCGCTCGGCAAGAACGCCGGCTTCCTGCTGCTGCTTGGCAACGACGAGGAGAATCTGGCGGTGGAACGGTGGGCACGCCAATGCCTCGGACTGCCGATGATCTGGTGAGCCACACCAATCCGTGCCCACATTTTGCCCACATCCTGCGAAAACAGCAGACCGCCCATGCGCTCCGACAGGTCGTCCAGATCCTCGTCGAACAGGTCGGCGTACACATCCAACGTCATCGCGGCCGACTTGTGTCCGAGCTGCCGCTGCACGGTCTTGACGTTCGCGCCGGACTGCACCATGAGGCTCGCGGCGGTATGCCGCAAGTCATGAATCGTCATATGCCCGCGCTCGATGCCGGCCCTGCGCAGCGCGACCGCGAACCAGCCATCGCTCCTGGTCGGATTCCAACCGTTCGTCATGGGCTCGTCCAACGGCTTGCCTGGAGCCGTGAAAAGAAAATCCGACTGGCCACGTCCGTTGCATTGCCTGGCAAGCAATGGTCTGAGAATCTGCGGGAACATGACGGAGCGTCCCTCATGGGTTTTCGGATCCGTCTCCACCATTTCGCTGGACAGTCTGGTGATGCTACGCCAGATATGGAGCCTGCATCGCTGCAGGTCAACGTCCTCGACGCGCAACGCGACCAGCTCACCCCACCTCATGCCGCACAGTCCGAGAGTGAGCACGATAGGCTCACGCCAGCCACAACGCAACGCCACACGCGAGAGTTCGTCGGCTGCCAGATACACGTGTCGTCTGCGCTGTTTGCGCGGCAGTTCGATGTTGTCGCATGGGTTGTCGCGGATGCACTTGTCCTCCTTCGCCCTCTCCAAGAGGTTGCGCAGGAGGTTTTCGGCGCGGATGGTCACCGACGCGCTGCGCCTGCCGGCCAGATCGGTGACCCACCGCTGCACCTCGCCCCTTGTGATGGACTGGACTTCGCGTACTCCCCATTGAGGCATGACATGCGCGTGCCAAGCATCCTCCAATGACTTGACGTAGCTTGGCTTGGCCTTGGTCTTCTTCGCGGCCAGCCACGGCACCCAGAAGTCTTCGACCAAGCGTCTTCCGGCCTGTGGGTCGATGTATGCTCCGACGTTTTTCGCGGTGGTGACGTTGGCCGCGCCCCATGCGTCGGCGTCCATCTTGCGGCGGAATCCTCTTTTGCCGGTCGGCGCTCCGTTCGGCTTACGGTAGCGCACCTCGTAGCGTTTGCCGCTTTTCGTCGTGTATTGGCGGATCGTGTAGGCCATGCTCGCCCCTTCGTTTGCGTGGCATCAAGTCTATCAATCCGTTGATTTTTTCTCTGTTTTTTGTGTTTCGGCTTGCAATACTTTATTTACTATGCTAATATAGTTTATATCAAGGAAAGGAGGTGAACATGACACCATCGGAGATAATCACCAGCATCTCGCTTCTCGTCGCGAGCCTCGCGGCCCTCATCAAAGCAGTGACCGGACTCATCAAGGAGATGAGACGGAAACCGAAGAAGAGGAAGTGAGCAAGGGTTCCGGCCAGACCTAGGGGCCGGAACCCCATATCTCCGATTATGCCATGGGACATCATGAGAACGGAATCGATAGTCAGCGCGGTGTTCGCGCTCGGAACCGCCGCCAGCGCATGGTTCGGCTGGCCGTTCGCGCTCACCGCCGGATGCGCCATCGTCAGCGCCGTCTTCGCGCTCATCGCCGGAAGGAAGGACTGACATGACCATCAAATACCTGAGCGTCACCGACGTGGCCAAGCGTCTCGGCATCAGCACAGCCGCCGTCAGCGCCTACAAACTCCCCCAACCGGACGCCCTAATAGGCCGCACGCGCGGCTGGCTCCCCGACACCATCGACCAATGGAACGCGCAACGCCCCGGACGCGGAGTCGGCGGTGGCAGGCCGCGCAAGCATCCGGCGGAGTGACGTCCGCCCCGGCGCTCATCCGCGAGCGCCGGGGCGGTTTGTTGTTGGAGGTTGGATGTTGTCAGTCTTGAATCGATGGGTGGCACTGTGCCGTGTTCAGGTATTTGATCGAGACTACATGGTGGATCTGGGTTCCTGGCATTTTTTCCTTGGCCGCGTTCCCCTTGCGTAGGGATTGCGGATAGTAGGGGCCGTCCTCTCCGCTTCTTCCGAGGCCGATGCACCAGACTGTGTTTCCCATGTAGAGGCGTATCCGGCTGTTGCCTGATTCGACCACCATGGACGCGTCGTTCAGTGCGAATGCGCTGGCTATCACGTCGGTCTTCCTCGCGAGCCATCGCGCGTCTCCGGTGGGCGCGACCCTTTTCACCGAGATCCCATGGCCGGACAGGAGGTCGGTGTACAGGCGTCGGGCGGGAAGTCTGCGGGTGCGGTTGTCGTCGGCGTAGTATTCCAGGCCGCATAGGTGGGCGAAGTTCGAGGCCTTCCATTGGATGTCCAGCGTCATCCCGTCGTCGCACGCGATTCTCGTGATCGTTCCGACGAGATTGGCGTATAGTCGGGCTGCCTTTCGGGCCTCGCCAAGCATCCGCCGTTTCACCTCGGTCACGTTCACGCCCGGAATCCTCCCAGAAAATTAAAAGAGGGGCACCGACCAAGCGCCCCTCCGAAGCCGTGTGGCTGATCTTTTTACAGTCTTCTGCATGACTAGCGTCCCGTTTGCGCGGGAAGGGTCACGGCTCCGGTTGGTCTCAACCGTCTGGCCCAGCCGTTGGGCGAGACATCCAGCTCTCGCTGATGGCGCATCGACTCGCCATCGGATGCCTGCGGCAGCCAGCCACACGCTTCGAACCCGAAACCCTGCCCACCAGCAAAGCAGGTCCGGGTCTCAAGTTCGATTGCAACGATACCCCATGACGGCGGACATTCGTCTCGCCGTGAGCGTGATCCAGACGGTATTCGCACAAAACCACCGGGCCGCCGCGACGGCGGCGGACGACCACGCAAACACGCCGAATAACAAGAAAAAGCCCCTCCCCCAGCCTGAACTGAACTGCGCCCCGGAAGTTGGACGTGGTTTATTAATGGTACCTGATTAGGCTGTGAGGGACATGTTCCGGAATTCCTCCGGGGTGTGTCCCTCCAGTCGTATCTGGCGTCGTCTGGTGTTCCAGTGGATGATGTACGCGTCCAGTTCGTTCTTGAACTCCTCGTACGAGGCGAACTCGCGGCCGGTGTAGAACTCGTCCTTGAGGTGGCCGAACACCTGCTCGGTGGCGGCGTTGTCGATGCAGTTGCCCTTGCGGCTCATGGACTGGCGGATGCCCAGTTCCCCGAGCCTGTTCCGCCACCAGTCGTGCTGGTATTGCCATCCCATGTCGCTGTGGAGTATGGGGTCGGCGCCTTCGGGCAGCTTCTCCTCGAGCATGGCGAGCAGCCGTTGCTGCTGGGCGAGGTCGGGGTGCCGGCTGACATCCCAGGCCACAATCTCCTTGGATCCCATGTCGTATATGGGCGCGAGGTACGCCTTGCCGCCCGCTGCCCTGAACTCGGTGACGTCCGTGCCCAGCTTCACCCACGGCCGGTCGGCCGCGAAGTCGCGTTCCAGCAGGTTCGGCGGCTTCGCGCCCGTATCGCCTTGGTATGAGCTGTATCTGCGGTATGGGTTCGGGCGGCGTATGGCGCACTTCAATCCCATGCGGCGCATAACCCTGAGCACGCTCTTATGACTCACACGCACGCCGAACTCGTATACGAGGCACATGCGCACCTGCCGGTGGCCGCACCCGTTGGGCGTGCGATGGAAGACCTCGGCGACCATCGGCTCGATATCCGGCCGGGTGACCGGCTCGGGATGCGAAAGGAGATAGTAGTAGGTGCTTCTCGCCAATCCCGCGATTTTCAACAGGCACCGGAGCGGATGGCCGAGCCCCGCCAGCGTCGAGACGATCACCGACTTCTCCCGGTTGTCGGCTTCGACGCCAGCAGGGCGCGGGCTTTTTCCAGATACGCGACCCTCGCCTTGAGATACGCGTTCTCCTCCTCGAGGAGCTGTTCGCGCGTGGGAGCCGGTTTCGGTTTGGATTTCGCGCCCTTCGGCCTGCCCTTGGGCTTCGGGCGCAGCGCCTCCGGCCCTCCGCGACGATAGTCCTGGCACCACTGTTTCAGACACGTCCGGCTGGCGATGCCGTAACGTTCCATGACCTCCGGCCTGCTCATCCCACGTTCCAGATGGTCGAGCACAGCGGCGAGCTTCGTCTCGTAATCGTATTTCCTGTTGCCCTCGCGTTCTCCCATGAGCGCCGCCTCTCCGCCGATTCGGTATGACAACAACCATTCTCTCGTGGTTTCCTTGGACACGCCAAGCCGGCGGGCGAGCGACTTGGCGCCGATCCCATCGCGAATCAACCCGACGACGATTCTCATATACTCGACATCGTATGAACCCCTGCGTTTCCGTGACATAGAAAACCGCACCTCCAAATCATCGGACATGAATTACTCCAGTCCAACAATCGGGGTGCGGTTCAAAATGGAGAAGGGGCAGATTTAAAAACAGGGTGCAAGAATTTCCACAAACACCCGAACGCGTGAATCTTCTTCCACCCGATGTTGATTTTCCGGCGCGAGGTTGAGTCTCACACCCGCAAATCACTCACGGTCAGGCGTTGCGCAGCGGATTGTAGGCGACGCCAAGACCGCTGGCGATGAAGCCGGCCACGGTCGAAATGTAGCCGCCGACCGCAGCGTCACCGAAGGTCATGAAGCCAAGGCCGACGCACGAAGCGATCAGACCCAACACGTAGACCACGGTGCGTACCTGCTTCGAGAATACGGGCGTGTACGCGCTGTCGGGCTGCGCGTTGTCGGTGCCGTCCTCGCGCTCGTCGGTGAGATTGGCGATGGTTGTCTCCAGAGTGTTCTTTTCTGCATGCTCAGCCATTTAATTCCACCTTTCTTTTCAGGCTTTGACGAGATACCAGGTTGACTTGTCAGCGGGAGCCAGCGCGACGTAGCGCACTGCTCCGCTATAAGCCACGTAGCGGCCCCAGATGTAGCCGTCCGCGACCGTGCCCCAATGATCCAGATTGACGGTCTGGCCGTTGGAATAGGTGGCGACCACATTGCCGGAAACGCTCGGACGGTCGCGCACGTTGAGCCCGTCCACGGCCACACGGTACGTGCCCGGCAGCACGTTTGCGGCGGACGATGCCGTGGCGGACTGCGTCGGCTGGACGGTTGGCGTCGGCACTGCCGCGCCGGTCATCCTGTCATACCATGCCTGGGCGCGAGCCATGTAGGCGTCGCGCTGGTCTCCTGCGATGGATGCGGGGCAGGCGGTGGATGTGAAGTCGGAGTGCGGGAAAACGTTGACGCGCCACTGCGGCCTGCCGAGTCCGTAATGCTTGCAGAGCGCGGCCACCAGATGCGCGCCGTTGTCCAACGTCGCCTCGCTCAACATCCACGGATCGGACGATATGTCCGCATGCTCCACACCGATGGACGTGAGGTTCGCATGCCAGTCGCCCGCATGCCAAGCGGTGTCCGTATCCCAGACGAGCTGCGTGATCCTGCCGTCAGCCGCCACCTGATAGTGCGCGGAAGCCTCGCGGGTCTGCCACGCGTCATAGCAGTCCTTGCCGGTCAGGTTGCCGCCATTATGATGCACGACGATCTTGTCGACCTTGCATCCCTGACGGCCCTTGGTCATGTGCGTGGAGAGGATGAGATTCTCGTCAGCCTCCAGATTCTCCCATGATTTCATATTTCCTCCTTTTTTGATGGTTTTACGAGCAGACGAGCGTCCACATCATGACGGCCATCTCCAGCAGTCGCAGGAGCGGCAGCATGAGCAGGACGACGCAGACGAGCGCGAACGCGGCCAGAAGCAGCGTCACGACACAGGTGAGCCAGACCGGCACGTCATGGCCGCGCCACAACAGCCACGCCACCGCAAGCAGCAGCACGACGAATATGACGGCCACGGACGTCAAAGCGAGCATGCTAGCCGTCATCGCCATCACCCCACAACGCCGTCAACGACATGCCTTTGAGGATGCCCAAATTCCTCTCCTTCCCGCCCCGAGTCAAGGGGCAAATAGAAAAGCCATCCCGAAATGGGATGGCTTTGAAAACCGGTGTGAAAATCAATGCCTGTGCGCGCCATGATTGAATATGATGACGAGCGCGAGCAACAGCAGCCATATGCCGCCTGCGGTCATGAGACGCGTCACTGCCGGTCCTCCAAATATTTTTCGGCGGCGTTGACTATCCAGCATCGCGCGTCGAGTTTTTCGAGTTTGTCGAGTTCGTATCGGACGGCCTCGCTGTGGTCGTGCTGCGCGTCGCCGTAGATCAGTGAGATCAACGTGTTTTTGATGGTGTCACGGCACAATTCGTCCAACCGTCCATCGAATTTCTCGGTACGTTCGCCAAGCTGCCGTGTCTTGGCGAAATGCTGGCTGAGCACGCTGTTGTATGGCAAGCGGTTAGGGTCCACGTGCGAGTACAAGCCGGTGGCCAGCGAGTCCAAAGCGCCCGGCCAGACTTTAAGGCCAAGGGTGATGAGCGCGCACGCGCCTCCTACGCCGCCGAAACCGGCTAGAAAATTTTGCAGCACATTACATCTCCTTAAAGAAAAGCCCCGCACGTGGCGGGGCTGTGGTTTGTTTAATACGGGTGGTCAGAGGCGGCGAACACCAAAGGCAGACCGATTCCGTCGAGCACCCATGGGACGAGCGCTCCGAACCCACCGGAACCGATGATGGCGACGATGATGGTGATTGCTTCCTGATTCACCTATGCCTTCTTACGTCAGAACCACGGGTCGAGAAGGTTCTGCTGCACCTCCGCGCGGTATTCCTCCGGTACTTCGTCCAGCGTCTTGCGTCCGGCCTTGACCAGACGGGTGTACATGCGGACCGCTGCGGCATGATTGAATCTGACCATTGTTCTCACTCCTTGTCCTTGTTGTCGGCGGAATCGTCGGCGGTGTTCTTGCCGTCGTCGTTGACATCGCCGCCATCGGTCTTGCCGGTGTCGGAATCGGCGGAATCCGTCGTATCTCCGCCCTCGCCCGCCATCAGGTCGGCCAGCAGTTGCGCGTTGTCCAAACTCGCCTGCTCCAACGCGCTCACACGGTCGAGCACCGGCTTGGAACTGGTGGCGTCACCCTCGAACAGGACATCCGCCTGTTCGATGGCCTCCTGTTCGAGCAACGGGAGCACCTGATAGGATTCGACTGCCGTGTACTCCACGTATTCCGGCTGGTTGTCGGTCGCCTGATGGGTGACGGTCCTGATGCTGCGGCGGATGCGGATATCGGCCAGTCCGTCATCGCGGAGATGGTAGTCCACCTTTTCCAACGGGGTTGCGGAAGAGACGTTCTGAATCATCTGTTATCCTTTCTTTCGGCTTGCCGCGACGGTGTTTCTGGCGCGGCGGACGATTTGATCGACGTTGTTTCGACGCCGATATTGGATGGAATCGCTGTTTTTGAGCCAGCCGTAGTAGCTGGCGCAACGGTATGCGAGCCGAAGACTCGTAGGGTTCCGCGCGTATCGGCGGAATGAGCGTCGTGCGCGCAGGAAGATGCCCGCCCTGACGCCGGTATGGTCCGGGTAGAAGGTGAAGCCCACCATGTCGATTGGCTCCACGCCGACGTGCTTGACGTTCCATGTCGGATGGATTTCGAGACGGAGCGTGTCATGCAGGTAGGCGCGTATGCGTTTGACGGCGATGGTCAGATCACGCTTCGATCTGCCGACCAGGAGAATGTCGTCCATGTAGAACAGCAGGTGCGTGACGAGCCGTCTGGTGGTGGTTTCGCCTGTCCTGCGGTTCACGCGCTCCTTGCTTAGATGCCGTTCGCAGAAATGGTAGGCGTATGAGAGGTAATAGTTCGCGAGCCACTGGCTCAGATAGGAGCCGATGTTCAATCCGTCATCGCCCGCGTATTGGTCGATGAGATGGAACGTCAAATCCAGTAGCCGCCTGTCGCCCACGTCACGCAAGAGCAGGCGTTTCAACACTTCACGGCTGATGCTTGGATAGCATTTGCGTACGTCCAGTTTCACGAACACTTTGCTGGATGGTTCGCGCACCCATCGTTTGATCGCGCGTCGCGCGTCGGCTATGCCCCTGCCGGGGATGCTCGCCGTCTGCCATCTGCCGACCTTCGCGCGGAACAATGGCATCAACGCGGTTCCGCAGACGTAATCGTAGATCTGATGGCGGATGCTTTCGCGTCCGATGATGCGTATCTTGCCTGAAATCGGTTCCACACGGCGGAAGTAGCGGATGGGCGCGAACCTGTATTCGCCGTGTCCTATCTCGTCTGCTATCTGCCGTGAAAGCGAATCCAAGTCGGGATGGCGGCTGAGGAAGTCGTTCACGTCCCTGCGGGAGCGTTTGCCGTTGAGGAACCGTTCGATGCAGTTGCGCACGAACGCGGGTTCGGTGATGCGACTGTGTTTGCAATATGTTTTCATAAAAGCTATAAGGGGAATGTTGGCGGCGTTCGCAATGTGCTACCAGCCGCGTGCTTGATTCGATTTTCGGCATGGCCGAGGCTTGCCCTCTCGCATATCCCCGAAAGCGGAGGGTAGTCGTGACGGAAAATGGTTAACCCTTATGTGCGACCGCCGTAGTTCCACCACGCGTTCGACAGATCGTTCCTGCCGTTCGCGCTGAACAACCCGCAGTGCGAGCCGTTCCTGAGATTGCCACCGCGCTGCAAGAGACGGGAGGAACCCGGCGAAGCCGTCACGAATCCCTGAAATATTATCAAGAGTCATACGAGGGTGATGAGGGGGCTTTCGCCCCCTCGCTGGCGCTCACCCCCAACCGCCCGCACTAGGCGTGCGTGCGGCCAAGAACGGATAGGCGACCGCCGAAGCACCACCAAGCGAGCGAGAGGACGTACCGGCCGTCCGCAAAGAACAACCCGCAGTGCGAGCCGTCCCAGAGATGGCCACCGCGCAGCAACTCATGCAGTCCCGGAGAGGAGATCGGGTTGATGATCAGTGCGTCGGTCAGACCGCTGGTGCTTGTCGCGCCGACGCCGGTGGGCAGCAGGAATCCGTGCTTTTCGGTGAAGTCGGTCTGCCACTGCCACTGGTTGTCGGTCCTGTCGTTGACGGCGGGATAGTCGCCCACATGCGTGTAGTCGGCGGTGATGGCGGTGCCGCTCGCCTTGGTGGTGTCGAACACCTTCCACACTTCGGTATGGCCGGAAGTGTCCGAGTCCTTCACGTTCTTCAGGATGATGTCGCCCTCGGTCTCGTAGACTCCGGCGAACAGTTCGATGCCCTGGAGCCTGATCGGCTGATGGGTTTTGGACACATCCTCGCGTGGGATGCCGTCGTTGCCGAGCACGCCGTCCGTCGAACCGGTCAGGTACGGCATTTGGGTGACATGCATGGCCGTCGTGGTCGTGAAGGCCGCACCGGACACGTTGATCGCGGTGGTGGCCGAGTCCACGACGGTCTTGGAGATGACCTTGCGGCATGCCGCCGCCTCGCCGGTCTTGTTGTCTCCGCGGTCGGTGCCGGTGCCGACGCTCACGTAGGAGCCGAGGTCGATGCTTGCCGCATCGGTGGCCTTGACCAGTGCGCGGGTGACGTTGGTTTCTGCCTTGCTGACGTTGACCTGAGCGAAACCGTTGAAGTCGCCGCCCAGGTGGCGTTCGATGTCCTTGGACGCGTATTTGAGCATGTGCATGAGCTGGATGTAGAACGTGTCGGCTGAGGTCTTTCCGCTGTAGCCCTTGCCTTTGCTGGTGGTTACGGCCACGGAGCCTTGTTCGCTCATGGTGGCCGGAATCTGACCCGAGACGGACGCGGCCTTGCCGCCGTAATTGGACAGCGGGTATTTCGCGTACGCCATGCACGGGCGGAGAGACCCGTCCGGCAGCAGCGCGCCCGGCATCGGCGAATAGCCGTCGTACTGCGTGTCCGAATACCAGATGGTGCAATGGTTCGTGTCGAACTCGAACCGGTAGAAGCCGGGGGTGGTGATGACGAACACGTCGCCATTCGACCCGTCCTTCGCGTAATTGCCGGCCAAGCCCTTGATGGCCTTCACGACCGGCGTGCCATCATCGGCCACCGTAACGTTAGCGTCGAACACGCGGAACGCGCTCAAACCAGCGTAATCGTCGCGTCCGGCACGATAATTCGTGGACGGCACGACGGTCAGACCGGCATTGTCGCCGACCTTCACGCCGTCCGGCGAATTGGAGAAGCTATAGAGCGGGAAACGCACGCCATACGTGCGTCCGTCACGATGCGCGTCGAAATACTCGCGGATGTTCGACACGACGTGTTTCGCATTGTCGTAGGCGAACTTGGTGCCATCCACGACACCATCCTTCTGCGCGCGCTCCAAACGGGCATAGTCACGCAGACGCAAAAACTTATCAGGATTAGCCAAAACAAACCTCCTTGGAATCAGGCGTTAATCGTGGACAGGGCCCAATCCACATCGGACTGGTCGATATCAGCCAACGGATTACCGGTCTGCACCGGTGTGAGCGTGGTCGAATCGACTTCGACCAAATCGGAGAAATTCAACACGGTGGCCGAATCCGGCACTTGGACGCAACGGACGAAACGCCATGTATCCTCACTTTCTCCGACAGTCACCTCATATGCGAACGTGCTGTCGGTCGGCGGAACGGTGACGGTCGCCGTTCCGTGCTCATCCAAACGCACCTCGAACGAGTCGCGTACGACGATACGACTGCCGCTCCTGAACCGGTCGGTCGGAACCACATGAATCTTCTCGCCAGCCAAGTCCGCTATGCCATCCGCGCTTGGATGTCCGAAATCGAATTTGATCTGAGTCAAAATATCCTCCTAAAAAACAGGGATATGGAACAATAGGAAAACCCACACACGCGCCCATCCAACGGCAACACGACGATGTGTGGGATTATTCAACAGAATTGGAAAGGAACCAATGCTTTTCGACACATTCGTGACCACCGTTTGGAAACCCTCATGTGCGAAACTCCGCGAATGCACCAAAGTAGGCTACGAAAGCGCCCTGAATTGCCATATCCTCCCGCAATGGAGCGGAAGGGACATGGACGAGGTCAGCGTGGCGGACATCGAATCATGGTTGGACTCCTTCGACAAGCCGGGAGCGGCACGCAAAGCCTACGCGGTGTTCCGCGCGATACTGCGCCTCGCGTTCAAACGCGGTTTGACCGACAATGACGTGACCAGACGCGAGATACGCCTGCCACACCTACGGCACTATGAGCCGCAAGTACTGTCAGCGCCGGAAGTACGACGACTGTTGAAAGGCTTCTACGGGCACCCATTGGAAGCGTGGCTATTGGTGTCCGTGTGCGCTGGATTGCGCCGCTGCGAGTCGGTCGGCCTGGAATGGGCCGACTTGGATCTGCGTCGCGGCACCGTCACGGTGAAAAGGTCGGTGCAGTGGGTGGCGGGCCATGAGACCGTCACCGAACCGAAGACCGATCTGAGCCGACGTACCGTCGCATTGCCACGGTTCGCGATAAAACGATTGGCGGAACTACGCCACGGCACGAAGACCGGCCGACTGGTCGGCAACCTGAACGCGAACCAAGTGGCAAACCACTACCGCAGCTGGTGCAAGCGCATGAAACTGCCCTGCGTGCCTCCACGCAACCTACGCCACACGTTCGGCACGTTGGCGATCAAGGCCGGAACCGACATCAGCGTGGTCGCACGGCAGCTCGGACACTCCGACATCCAAACCACCGCACGGTATTACCTCAAGCCCGATCTGAGCGTCCTCAAGGACATGCAGAAAGCATGGCAGAAACTCATATTGACCTGCTGATAGCATTCCGTAACCCTGTACAATGCGAAGGGCTTCACGGTCATCCGCACCGGCATGATGATGCTGGTCAAATACTCCGGCAATATCGGTAATGGCAGTTGGGATTTAGTGCAATGCGAATACGTGCTGCCCGCCGAATTGCGTCCTCCGGTCGAGGTCAATGGAATGGTGTGCGTGTCGAACGGGCAGACGGCGAGGACGCTCATCGTTAATCCGAACGGCACCATCAGATGCGCGAACATGGGAGCCGCTGGCAGCAATCAGGGTTGCGTCGGCTCGCTCTGCTATCCGATCCCATGAGGATAGTTTTCCGTAACCCAGTCGGGTGAATGGGTCGTGGTCGCGCGCCCCAGAGGCTATGACGCCTACTCCGTCGCAAGCATGGTTTTCAAACCGAATACGAACACGTCAATAGACATCAAGCTGCCGATCGAAGCGGCAAACTGGGATTCATACTCCGTCGAATTGCAGTTGATGAACGACGCTAAAAACAAAGTGCCGTCGTTCAACAACATCTCGATGATTACGAACAGTCATTCGGCAAAAGGATTTCAGCTTGTCGCATGGAACGCCAGCGGCACGTCGCTGAGCTATCGCATCGCCGTGACTGTCCACGTCTTCGACGCGAAGCAATAGTTTTCCGTAACCCAGCTATGCCAACTGCAATGGCAGGACACCGCATCGTTCGTTCCGGCTTCTTATGGCGCTTCGAACACCATCACGGTCAAAGACGGTCTGATTTTCGTGGACCTGTCTTCGTTCCGAAGCACCGTGAAAGTCGGCGATTACCCTGTCTGGCTGTTCCAAGCGGGCGTGAAGCCCTCCAAAACGGTCGGTCTTGGGTGTGTCGCGAACGTGCACGGCACCGCGTATGGCAAACAGGCGAGGTGGAACGTTGACGGGTCGGTGACGCTTATCGGAGGCGTGGGTTCGTCCGATATCGTCCAATGCTTCTCGAAGACCATTCCGGTGCCCGATGGTGTGGAATTCGTTTAGGTCGTCAGCCAGCAACCATGCGATGTGGAATATGCATAATTGGGATTCCGTAACCACAGACGCTTATCACCTTACGGCGGTAGCCAGAACGGCGGCTTTTTGCCACAACGATGACCTATATCGTTGCCTAAACCGTCGTCACCGGAAACGATACGCTGCCGACATGCCATGTGTTTGCTGGAATGGTCGCATCATACGATGTGCGGAAGGAAACCGTGTTTCCCGCGACGTACAGAAAATGGTTCTGCATCCGCTCTTCAGGGGAATTGTCTACGAACATGTTGAAGGCTTCGCTGGTGGACCGCACGTCCATGCTTGCCAAAGCCACTCCATTCCACGCCTTATTGCCGAAAGGCCCTTTGTTGACCCACCGGCAGTAGACGGTCGCCAAACCATTGACGATGCATCCACTGATTGTGAATTCCGGGTCGGTGGTCAGTTTCGTGAAATGAATCGGGGTTACGGAATCCCACAAAGCCCCTCTCGGCGTGAACAGGCGTACCGGCGTGCCGACCGTGATGCCGTCAAGCGGTATCCTCCACAACGGCATGTATGCGTCAACCGCGCCGGACAATATCTTCCCTGACGGAATGGTCGGGTCAGCGGCGGCAGTCGCATTCGGAGAACCCTTCAACACGGTCAATGCCACATTCTCATTACCGGTCTTGGAATCTCGATGGTAGTGTGCGCAGATGATGTCATTGCGTTTCATGCCCTGCGACCCGTTGGAGATCGTCACCGATTCCGCCGACGTGATATGCCAGTCCAAGCCTTGAATCGACGCGCAGCCGGTGCCGATCGTCGCCCTGTTGGACGAACTCATCGAACATTTGAACACGTCGCCCCAGTCGAACACCACGTCGGACTTCGAGAACTTGGCCTGATGGATGATCGCCTTGTCCTCGCTTGAGATGTGTGCAACTCCGGCCTTGCCGTCAACCAGTTCGATGGTCATTGTTCAACCTCCTTCAACCATGCTTCAAACGAAGCGTCATCCTGCTGCATGAACGCCATGAAAGACGCATTGCATTGGGAACACAATTCGTAGATGTCAGGTGCCACATCATCCGCGATGCGGGTCGCCTTGCCAGCCGAATAGCGGCGCACGGTGAACCATTCACGAGCCTCCGTATCGCCAGCGGCGACATAAGCGGTCTTGCCGCACTTGTCGCATACGTACTTCGAGTAACCGTCAGATTTCACTAGCCAATCCTTTCAAAAGTGAAACAGCCAAGCGAAGGCAACTGCCTCCACGTCCCGCCGAAATCAACGGAAGGGTCAACACCAGTCGTGTTCTGGACCACGTATCCGATCGGGAACACGACCCTCCCGGAAGCGCCGCCGCCGACATGCGCGCTGATGACGCCATCCACGCTCACGATCGAGGAACCGTCCACCCTCACGCCGCCCAGCACGTCCGCGGACGCCTTCGGCAACGTGTAGGCGTTCGCGCCCCGTTCGACCGAAGCGAGCTTCGACCGCTCGGAATCGGTCATCATGCCCGACTTGGCACTGTCGGCCACGCTCTTGGCCGCATCGGCGACGTTCTTCGCATCCTCGGCGGTCTGATTCGCCTTGCCGATCTGCGCCGCGAAACCGGAAGCCGTCCTGTCCGCCGACTCGGCGACCTGCCTGACGGCATCCAAATCCTCGGAAGCGACTTCCGCCGTGATCGTGCCGCCTGAAATCGACAGGCCACGGCCAGCCGTCAAAGACACGCCACCGCCAGCCGAACCCGAAGACGAAGAGGAAGAACCGGAATAGTTCGCGTTCGCCGACTGTACAGGCAGTCCGACCTCGAACGTCGAAGTCAAAATCCCGGAATCGATTTTCACGATCCGTTTCGTCACCACGGCGGTGACGTTGACGCCGGAAGCCTGATCCGTCGCAACAATCTTGTCATCCACACGCAGACCGTCGCCGACCTCATCGGACAACGTCACCTCGACCGAACCACCGGTCTGCAATTCCTGCAAATGCTTCTGCGTCTCGGATTGCAGCGTGCCCAAATCCGCGTTGGAATAGTCGTATGTGGCGCATACCTCATCGGCGCCAACGAGCGTCTGCGTCTGACTCACCACGCCGGTTGCATCCGCGAAATAATTAACCACCAGACGGTCCTTGAGCTCCTGCGAGCCAAGGCCGATAAGATGATTCACCGCACGACGGTTGGTCTCGGCCTTGAAATCCACCAAGTCAGAATCGATCGTGTTGTCGATGATGCCGACCGGCGTGATGCCAAGCAGGATGTGATTATCCTTGGCCTGGAAGTCGAGGCGTCTGCCGCAGGATGCGAGCAGATTGCGGAATCCTGTGTAGGCGTCCACGTAGCGTGGATTCTGGAACATCCAATTCGACAAAGTGGAAGCATCGGAGGAATCGACAGTGAAAACCGTATCCAAACCGATGCGCTTCAAAAGGTTTTTGAGGATGTCAGGCAGCTTGCCGGAGACGGTCAGGTAATCCTGATTCGCGTCCGGCTGCAATATCTTCGCTGCCAGCATTCCGGTCCATGATTGGCCGATCCACGTGGTCGTGGACACGCCACCGGAAACAGTTACACGACGGTCGATGATCCGTCCGCCCACGTCACTGCCGTCAAGCCAGAAATACCAGCCATGTTCGATTTCCGGCGCATCCGGATCGTCGATGGTCAGTTCGAAGTCGTTTTCGTCCGTGCCGCAAGCCCAATCCAACGTCACCTGCGATACGCTCGCATGTGGCGTCAGCTTGCCGTCTGCGATGATAACGTCAGCCATGGCACACCTCCTGAGACGTCAAACATGGTCAAGTCGATGCCATAATTGCCGGATACCGTCAATAGCGAATCTCCGGCCGGTATCGGCTCGAAAACATATGAGCCGCTTCCGCTGCCGTTGCCGCGAACGCCCTTGTCGAAAACATCCGAAACGTCGCCGTTTTCGGCTGTCAGCGTTATCGTCTTCCGCAATCCGGTGGCCGACAGTGACACATGACCGCCTTCCGGCACTGTCACATCAACCGCGTAAGTGTTGCCGCCAATCTGGAAAGACGGGTTGACGCAAGGGCCGAAAATGACCGCAGTGAACTCAGCGGCCTTGCCGGTCGGATTATTCACCGTCAAGGCGATTTTCGACGGAGCCAAATCGGTCGGCAAGTCCAGTGGAAGGTCAATCTGCGCACCGGTGCCTGCCGTCATCGGGAAGAAATGCTGCACCGGCAGCGCGCGACGCCAGACGCCATCGCAAAGGACAATCGTGTAATCGACTTGCGCGTATTCCGGCCATGGCACCAGACCGAGCGAAGAACCGACGACATAAGCTTGTTGCGTCCATTCGCCATCAACCGTCAACGTGCCAGGCCGGACTGCCTGCACGTCAGCATCGAAGGCTGTCTGAGCGGCATCCAATACGGCTGGCGTTTTGGTGCGGACGGTCATTTTCGCCGTCGAAGCGTTCCGGCTCACCGATTTGATGCCGCGAGTGGCCAGCGTGTACGTCCATGCGTATCCGCGCATTTCCTGCAGGTCAGCCACCCACAGATCATCGGCGTTGAGGTCGACGACCGTGCCATCATGCGACGTGTACTTAAGCTCGCGCATATCTGCGGATCAACCTCCCCAAGTCACGGTCGCCGACCGTCGAATCATCGGACGCGGCGCTGATAATCGCGCCAAGATCGTTGTGCAGGCTGGTTATCGCCGCCACCACGGAAGCGGTATCAACCTGTACGCTGACCTGATTGCCTGTCATCTGATTCGCTGTGGCAAACACTTCGCGTGGAATCTTCCGCTCGTTCAACAGGCGCATGTTATCGACACCGTAATAAGCCGTGGCCGCAGCATTGTGCGTGAACTCGCCCGCGGTAAGACGAGCGTTGAGCAGATACACGCTGTCGCTCAAACCATTGCCGGGCGCCCACGCCGGATCCACGTAGCCGGAGAACATGCCGCCGCCTGCGAATTTCTGGAAGTGGCCACCGGTGAACATTCCACCGGTGTAGCCACCCTCCTTCTTCGTCTTCTCCGTGACGGTGAAGCTCTTGTCCGCGATCTGATAATTCTGGATGCTCCGCAAGGTAGCGGAAGCATGGTCAGTGACCCTGACCGTGAAGTGCTTGTCGCCGATAGTCTTACGGTTCACGGAATCCACTTTGCTGGACGCCTTGTCGGAAGCGTTCAGCGTGGTCTTCTTGTTATTCAGACGCTTATTGTTTACCGCATTGATCTTGCTGGACGCATGGTCAGAAGCGGTAAGGACCATGTTCTTGTTGTTCAGCTTCATGCCGTTGACGGCGTTGATCTTGCCGCTGGCCTTGTCAGTCGCGTCAAGCTTCGCGGTGCCTTTGGCGTTGTTGACAGACCTGACGCTGCTTTTCGCCTTGTCGGCCTTGCCGGAAGCCTTGTCCGTCGCGTCAAGAGTGGCCTTGCCTTTGGACTTGTTCGCGGATTCGACGTTCTTCTCGGCATTCTTGGCCTTGCCAGACGCCTTATCGTCGGCATCGAGCTTCGCTGTGCCCTTAGCCTTATTGACCGAATCAACGTTTTTCTTCGCATTATCGGTCTTCGACTTGGCCTTGGAATCGTCAACGTCAAGCTTCGCCTTGTTGTTGTCGGCGGTCATCCGGATATTGTCGATGGAAGCCTTGATGCTATCGGAACTCAGACCCCAACGGTCGGCCAAGGCGTTAGCGGCCTGTTCGCTCATGCCCGAGGCTTCGGCCTGCCGGATGATCGCGTCACGAGCATCCTGCAGCACGCCGTTCGCACGCTCGATCTCACCGCTGCTGAAACCGGTGCTCTCGCCCTGCTTGAGAATCTTTTCCGCAGCGTTCTGGGCGCTGCTGGCGATGTCCTCCAAAGCCTGCTTGGTCTTCGTGCCCTCCTCGGAAAAACGGTCAAGCAGATTCCCGCTCTGGTCGAAGACGACGCCGTTATCTTCGCATGTTTTTGACAGTTCGCCGATCTTCTGGTTCAGCTGGTCGACAGCCTGGTCTGCAGTCAGGTTGCCGGACTCCAACCCAAACAGCGCCTGAACCAGATCATCGATTTCCTCGGACGCGTCGGAAGCGGAGTCAGCGAGATCCTTGTTCGCGCTGGCAGCTTCCTTCGCTGCCGATGCGGACTTTCCGTCAGCGTCCACCGCGTTCTTGGCGGCCTTGCTTTTCTCATTGGCCTTCTTAGCGGCATCATCGTAGGCCTTTGATTCCTCTTTCAGGGCTTTCTTGATGGCGGCTGCCGCGGTTCCGCCAATGCCGGGCTTGTCGATTTCCTTGATCTGCTTGTTGACGCGCTTCAACGCGGCTTCGTTGCCCATGGCCGCGCTGGTCATGTCGGTCAGGCTGATACCCGCCTTGTCAAGCCATGTGGTCAACTTGACGCCGCCACTGCTCATATCCTGATAGGCTCCGGCGATTTCGGACGCGACATCCGAACCGGACTCCAGAGCGCTTTCCAGCTGCTCGGATGCCGCCTTAGCCTTCTGCTGCTGAGAAATAAAAGCCGATAACGCCACGCCGGCCACCGTCAGCGCGATGCCCCACGGGCCACCAAGCAGACTCATTATGCTGCTGCCAACCGCCTTGAAACCAGCGGTCTTCAACTGCGCCTTGCTGGCGGACGTGCCGAACGCCTCCATCTGCTCGGAAGCGCTCATCGAGGACCCCTTGAACAGGTCGAAAGCCGTCTGCGCGGATCCGAGCGCCGTCTTGACACGTTGAATCGGGTCAATGGCCAGACCGATGTTGTTGGCCATCGTGCTGGTGCTGCCGTTGAGATTGCCCGCGGCCTTATGCACCGCGCCGAACACGCCGGCCAATGATGCCATGACCACGAGGGTCTGCTGCGCTCCGGACGGCAAACCGGCGAACGCGTCAACCAGCGTATCCAAGCCCTGCACCATCTTGCGCAAAGGCCCTTGGGCGCCCTCGCCTACGGAAATCATCAAGGACTCCATCGAACCGCCCAGATTCTCCAGATCACCCTTGAGATTGTTGTTCTTCGCGGCCGCCTGCTCGGCGGCGTACCCGCTTTCGGAGACGGCCTTCGTCCACTTGTTGACACCGGACTCGCCCGCCTCGTAAAGATAATTCGCGGCCTTGATCGCGTAGCTTCCGAAGATGGTCGCGTTCGCCTGGTTGCGCTGCTCGTCGGTCAAGCCTTTTTCGGCCTTCTGCAGTTGTCCGGCGAAGTTCGCCATGCCGACGAAATGATGTTGCGCGTCATATGCGCTGATGCCCAATTCCTTCATCGTGTTGGACGCTTCGGCGGACGGTGCGGCCAGCTTCATCAGCATGCTGTTCAACTGGGTGCCGGCTTCGGCGCCGATGGTGCCGTTCTGTGCGAAAAGCGCCAGTACGCCGGTGGTTTCCTGCACGTTCATGCCGAAACTGTTCGCCTGCGCTCCGCAATTGTTCAACGCCTCGCCGAAATCGGAGACATTGCCGACGGCCTTGCCGGCGCCAGCCGCCAAAGTATCGGCCACCTGGGAAGCCTGAGACCCCTTCAGGTGGAACATGCTCAACGCGTTGGCCATGTATTCGGCGGCATCCCCCACGGCCATTCCATCGGACGCGGCCAGATTCAAAGCGCCAGACAAGCCACCGGTGAGAATATCCGTGACGCTCATGCCGGCCTTGCCGAGATCATTGATCGCGTCGGCGGAATCCGAAGCGGAATAAACCGTGGAAGCTCCTGCTTCGATGGCGGCGGCACGCAGCTGGTCCATTTGGGCGCTGGTCGCGCCAGTGTTCGCCTGCACGGTGCTCATCTGCTGGTCGAAGTCTGCGGCCATCTTCACCGCGGCCACGCCGAACGCGGCCACGGCCAAACCTGCTGCGGTCATGCCACTGGCAATAAGCGCGGACTTGCGGCCGGTGTTCTCCATGCCCGAAGCAACCGTTTTCGCAGTGCTTCCGGCGCGGGTCATCGCCGCCTCATATGAGGCTGTATCAGCCATCAACCGGATGACGATGTTCTTGTTCTCCGCCAAAGCATCCTCCAAAAATCAGGTCAAATGCGCCACCAAGGCGTTCGCGGCCGGATTGTCCCTGCCATTCGCATCAGTCCAACGTTTCATGGCCTGCTGCATGTGCGCAGTGGCCCAGCAGACGCTGGTTTCGGCATGCAATGTAAGTTCACCATTCGGGTCTTGGCAGATCGAGCGAGGCAAACCGCACATGGGGCATAATGACAGTTCGTATTCAGCCAACGAGCGCATCCAATTGCGTTCCGTCTCATCCCATTCGACCTCATCGCCCTCACTCGGGCGCCAGCCCATGAAACGCTTATAGCTGATGCCGAGCTGGCGGCAGATCTTAAGGTCCTCGACTAGTTGCGGAGAACCTGCGAGGCGAGGTCGAATGCCGCTTTTGGGTCCGCTGCGGTGCCGTTCAGTTCGGCGATGGCCTGCCAGATCGGCGTGAACTGACCATCGGTGAGTTCGTCGAACAGATTGCGCCACGCCTGTTCGGTCTTGTCCTCGTCGGCCACCGGCTTGCCGCCGATGGTCGCGGAATCAAGCATGAGAGGCAGTGCCGCGGCGGCGGTGCCGAACATGTCGTTCGTGCCGTTCTCGTTGCGGTGCGCGGCCAATGCCTGCGCCCACTGGCTTACCGGCAATGCTCGCAACGTGAGCTTCAACGTCTCCGCATCCGCCTGCTCGCGCAGCTCTTCGATGCGCCGCGCGGTGGCCTTCGCCTGCCGGTTCGTCCCAGCCTCCGTGATTTGTTCGCGCGTGGTCTCCTCGGCCAGCGCATCACCCAATCTGGCGATGTCCTCGGCGGTCTGCTGGTTGAGGATGACATCGACCTCACGCGTGCGCCTGACGACTTTAAGCATTGTTGTTCCTTCGCTCTAATATTCATGTTCCTTTGCCGGAAAAGAGAAAAAAGAGGGTCCCGCACCGGCGAAAGGGACGAAAGTCCGGTGCGGGAAGAATTAATCAGGCGACCTTCACGTTCTCCGCCCAGCCGGGAGCGCGAACGGAGAAATTGACCTTGCTGCGCAGCACGCTGTTCGCGGCGATCGCCATCTTGGCGCTCATGCCGATGCGGACCGCGTACACGTTCACAATGTCGCCGGCGACAAAAGTCTTATCCGTCTGCTTGCCGTAGCGACGCACGAAATAGCCTTCCACGCCCTCGGCAAGTGTCTCCATTGCAGCGTTCTGTGTGGAATGCGAAGTGTTGGTGTTGTCGATGACCTCGATGCTCGGGCCACTGATCTTCTTGCGTCCGGGATTCTCGTAATCCTGCGCGCTGTTCTCGCGCTGGTCGGAGATGGACTCCTGCGACGGAGTGCAGCTCCACCCGCCTAGGGTAACGTAGTTGGACAGGTCTGTTCCAGCGTTGATCTCCGCAGCGGTCGGCTTCTGGATGTTTTTGATAGACGGCACCCAGATCGTGTTGACCAGACCGTCCGCCGGTGTGGAAGGAACTTCGGTTCCCAGAGTCAAAACCATGACTCCTCCTTAATATTTGGGTCACATGCGTGACCAGTTGAATTTGAAAGTCAGAAGACGGCACTGGTAAAGCAGCGCCGTGTCCTCTGCGGTAAGTCCTGCCGCATAGGCGCCGGAATCGGAGAACAGCGTCAGACAGCCGGTGTCGAAACCCTGCGCGACGAACCTTTTGCCAGCAAGTCCTGGAATCATGAGGTCATCGGCCAGCACGTTGACGGAATCGGCCGTAGTGCTCACGATGCGCACCAGCAGAGTGCCGATACCGCAATGCACATGCTGCGTTTCGCCGACGATATGACCGTTGGTCGTGACCGTTTCGATCACCCACGGCGGCTTCTCCGTAGGCTTAGGAGCCGTCTGCCGGTACACGGCCCAGCCCGTCGCCGGCTTCGGAATATGGTCGAGAATCGTGTCGGTCAACGTCATGATCGACTTCATTCAGACCACCTCCACGGCGGCACGCGCCACATATTCCGCGAGCTTCGGCAATTCTTCCTCACCATGCTCGTAGAATCGGTGCGTTCCACCGCCCTTCGCGGTGCCGAAGAACGCGATGTTCGCGAGCGAACCCGCTCCGCCTTTCGTCGGGCCGATCTCGGCGGTGATGCGTCCAGCGGATTCCTGCAGCGTGTAGCTGATCGGGATACGCCTGAATGCGGCATTGCCGGAACCGTTCAGGTCGTCGCGAATCGAGTTCTTGACGTTCTGCGCGCCCTTCTTCACCGCTGCGGAGATCAAGGCGCGGCGAGCCACTCCCCTGGCGAGCAGCACGTCACCGAAGGCCGTCAACTGCGAAGCGTCGAACATTCCACTCATGAGTCCTCCTTCACGTTCCAACGGCAGGCGGTGGCGTGCGTCTTCTCGCTTTGAGGCGAGACGAGCCTGAACCGCCTGCCGACGAGCAGCGGATTAGCGGATTCCGTGACTCCCACCACGTCACCGGCGCGAAGGCCTGGAGTGCCATATGGAAAATGCACGTACAAAGACCAGACCAACGAGACGGCGCCCATGGCTTGGGCCGCGCTGCCTTCGGTCTGCTCGCTGGCGAGGCCGCCGCTGGTCTGCACCTTGCAACACCCCTCGTACACATGTTCGGTGCCTGTTGTCGGCAGTCCGGTGTCCGGATCCGTCACGGATTCGCCCGGGCGCGTGACGGTGCATCGGTCGGTCATCAGGCATTCCGCGTTGGCTCTGGCCTTTGCGAGAAAGGATGCACTGATTCTCATCGGAACACTCCAATCGAACTGACGTTCGCACCGAAGCGATTGCGCAGGCTGCGTCTGGTCGCTTCCGGCAATTCGGTCGCGTCGATCTGGGTGCCATCATGCGTATATCCGACCTGCGCGTCATCAAGCCTCTCGTAGGCGATGCCGGAGTGGGCGCCGGGGCCACCATCCGCGAGCTGATGTAATCCGGCGGCGACATACGAGCAGACCAGTCTGACGATGTCGGCCGGTATCGGATCCCAGCCGCCGCGGAAGGTGACCGTCACGGTCGACGGTATGCCGCCGAAGGTGCTCCATGGCTCCTCCCGATAGAGAGAGGAGCCGAAGAGTTTCCAATCATCGATGGACTGCCCGTCCACGAGTACCTTGGACACGTCGCGCACCGCTCGGCATGGCAGATCGAGTTTCCTGGACTGTTCGCCTGGCAGGTCCACTGTCCATTCGCCGAGCGTGATCGGACACCCGGCAGCCGAGCGGACGGCTTCGGAGACCGAGTCGAGCAGACTGAATGCCGTCTGCTCGTCGGTCACTTCGATGCCGTTACGCTTCAGGTCGTCCAGGGTGGCCAGTGCGGTCATTTCAGCCTCCAATCATCGGACTCGACTACTTGCCACTCTTCTTGCCTGCAGCAGCCTCTTCACCATCGCTGTTTTCGGTAGTATCGCTCACGACGGAGGCCGTCGCAGCCTGCATGGAACGACCGGTGGAGGTGGAGAGGTTCAGTGTGATCTTGGTCAGGCACTCTGGACGGATGACCTTGGCGCCGTACAGGTCGAGGCCGCGCACCATGTCGGCGAAGTCGGTCTGCATGCGCATCGCCTCCACCTTGCTGACCTGCTGCGCGAAGGTCACGGCCGCGTTCGTGCCGGCGAGAATGGACTGGGTGTCCGGACTGGCGGACTTGCGCGGCACATTGTTGGACTTCACTACGGTGAAGCCGCGCACCTGTCCGACCACGCCGTTAAGCAGAGTATTATGGCCCGCTTCGGTGCCTTCGATGAAGCGGGAGTCCTGCAGCAGCAAGGCGTAGAAGTCTGGGCTGACGACAAGCCAGCGGCCCTCGTCGGGCACGTTCTGCACATCGAGCTTGCGTCCGGCTTCCACGACGGCGAGATACGCGTCTGCAGGGGTGCCGACGGCCACGGTCTTCGCCGGAGTGCTGACGGCCGCGTCCATGAGATTGGAGATGTAGTTCTCCACGTTCTTCATCATGTTGTAGGCGGCGGAATTTGTGAACTTTCCGGTCAGATCGGCCTTGGCCTGAGTCTTGTCGAGGTCATTGACCTTGAAAGCGAAATAGTCGGACTTGTCGATCTTGAGCACGGCGGCTTCCTTATCCGTGACGTCATCGACGGTAATCGCTTTGCCGCGCACGTACTCGTGCACTGTCACGTCGTTGTATCCGGTGATGTGCACGGTGTCACCGGCCTCACGGATGTCGCCCTCGTAATCGCGGTTGCACAGGCTCGGGAAGACGAGCTTCGCGCGCAGGGCTTCGAGGATGGCGGCGGACCATACCTCGGGGATGAAATTGGTGATTGCCATTGCTGGCCTCCTTACTTACTGCGGCCTGCGAGCAGATCATTCAAACGGCCCTTGCGGCGCGCCTCGTCAATCTGCTTCGGGGTCATGTTCTTCAGATCGTCCCTGGTAAGCTGTCCCGTCTGATGATCGCCATCGCGGACGCCCGACGGTGGGATGATTCCCGCCAGGCCAGCATTGTTCCCGCCTTGCGCGAGATACGGGTGTGCCGTGACCAGGGCGTCGATCTTCTCGCCGATCGCCTGCTGGTCGTATCCTCCCTGATCGTCCGCGGTCAGGTCGGAGAAGTCGATGAGCTTCAATGCGTCGCTTGGATTGATGAGCTTGCCGGTCGCCGCGGCGGTGACGTTCGCCTGGAGCACCCGCTTCTGCAGACCGGCGATGGTAGCCTGCGCGGAGTCGAATTCCTTGCCGCGCTGCTCCCAGTCGGCCACCTGCTTCTCAAGGTCGTCCACTCGGTCGGCCTTCTCACGGGCGGCCTTGAGCTTCGCTTCGAGGTCGGTGTTGACCTTCTTCTGGCCGAGGAACTTGTCGTGCCAGTCGATTGGCGGCTCCTGTGCGCCCTGGGCATTGGTGTTCGGATCCTGCTGCTGTCCATCTGACATGGTGTTTCCTTTCATTCGGTGTATTTTTCGCCGTTGCTGGAGAGCCACCGGCGATACGAGTTCTCGGCCTTTGCCAACACGTCCGGCGTGACCGGCTTGCCAGACTGGTAGGGATTGCGACCGTCCAAAGCTGCCTCATAGCGGAGCCGCGCATTGAGCAGACGCTTCTGCGCCGCGGTCAGCTCCTCATGCCGCCCTTGGCGGTAGTCGTTGTTGTGAAGCCATTGGCTGCGGCGAAGTTCCGGCACCCGCTCTCGCCATTTGTCCGGCAGGATGTAGCCCTCGCGTTTCAGCAGCTCGATGGTCTGCTCGCGCGGGAGGTTGAAGCTGTAGATGCCTTCCGGCGTGAGCCTGCGCCGTTGCTTCTGGCCATATTCGTATTTTCGGATCATGCGGCTCCAGCCGTATCGACTGGTGCCTTCGGATGTGGTCATACTGATGTTGCCGCGTCCGACCGGCCTCATGCCTCGGTGCGCGTTGACGACCTGGTAGATGTCAGCGCCGTCCCTGATGGCCTGCGCGTCGGAGTGGCCGAAGACCCTGTCCTGCTCCGCCTCGCTCATGCGGTTGAAGCGGTCCATCGGATCAGTGATCCAGCCTTGCTTCTCGGCCTTGTCCCTGCCCTTGCAGGGGATGGTCGTTCCATGGCATTTCGGATGCCGCAGGAAGTTCTGGCTATGCCGGAAGTATTTTCCGGCGAGGATGGCGCATCGTGGGCAGCAGTCGGGTGATTCGACGCGCACGTAGCCGACACCGGAACGCTGGGTGATGCTGACGCCCATCGCGCTGATGGATGTGTCCTCGATGGCCTGCATGGCCATCTGGCGGAGCGTCCGGCGTCCGGACCGCATGGCGTCTATCGGGTCAAGTCCTGATTTGATGGCCGACAATGTGTGCGTGACCGGAATGTCGAAATATGATTCGAGGTCGATGCCGCTCGGCGCGAAACCTGCCCCGAAGGCGAGTGGATTCGCGATGCCGCCATCGGGACGCACGTAATCGCCCTGTTCTGCGAGCATCAACGTGGACGAGTCCATCGCATCGCTCGCCGCACGCGTCTGCAGGGCTGCGAAGAGCGTGATGAAATCGACGTTTGTCCGATTCCAACTGTCACGCACCCGCAGCGGATCCACGCCCTTCCATGCCTTGTCCGCCGCCCTCACGGCCAGCAGGCATAGTCTGGCCAAAGTGTTCCGGCTGTCCGACAGGCTCTCCAGCGTCACCGTCATCAGATGCACCTCCGACCTTTAGGCTGCGTGCTATCTCGGCCATCTCAGGGTCATGGCTCTCGTCGTCCACCATGCGCATGATGCGTTTGATGTCCTCCGGGCTCTGGCCCATCTGCTCGGCTATCCACTGCAATGGATAGCCGAGCTGCTTGTATTTGAGCATCGCGTCGGCCATCAATGCCTCGCTGCGGTATTGCGGTGTGGCGAACACGACCTTCGAATCATCGAGGATCCGGGCGGATTCCTCGTCGTCCTCGAGCATCATGGCCATTTCGCACAGTTCGCGCACCGGCTGGCGCATGAAGCTGATGCGCTCCAGCGTCTTGCTCACCAATCCAGCTTCGGCGACCTCGTAGCCGGTGGCCGGCACCTCGGCGTTCGTCAGCAGGTAATGCCCGGGCGTACGGGTTTCGGCCGCGATGTGCTCGACGGCCTTCTGGATGATCGGCAGAAAAGCCTGCAGGTTGCTGGCGGTCCACTCGCCAATCGACACATTATCGCCGGTGATCTGCATGATGCGCTCCATGACCTGCTTGTCCAGGTTCGCTGGGCGTTCGCCTACCTGCTCGCCGGTAACCTTATCGAAGACCGGCTCGGACAGCGAATCACCGCCGAGGATCACCCTCGCGGGCATGGACGCGAAATCCAAGGCGTTGAGCGTATACGCCCAGCAGACGTTGACGGCGTCCTGCATCGATTCGACCTGCTCCACATCGCTGATCGGCAGATCGTCCAAAAGCATCTGATTGCGGAATTCAACCAACGGGACTCGACCGAGAGGATTCACGCGCGCGGAGTCCGGCACGAACCGCCAGCCATCCACGCCGGGCGGCAGACGATTCCTCTCATCGTCGCCGCCCGCACGAACCCGCACCACATCGAAGACCATGTCCGGCAGCAGCAAAGTGCCGAACTCGTGCTCCTCGTCGTATCGGACCAGCAGCCCCGCATCGACCTCGCCAGTGAGCGGGTCGTAGTGTACTGCCGCGCTGTCCGGATGCTCGAAGCTGATGCGCGCCCTGTTGTCCGGCATCGACGTGACCAGGCCGAACGCACGTCCGGTCGTGGTCATCATCAGCGCCGTCTCCTGCAGTTTGCGGTCGCAGTCGTTCCGTTCCCACACCCGCATCACATGCGAATCCAATTCGCGATCATCATACGGAATGAATCCCCTGAAATGAATGCGCTCGACCGGTGCCTGCGCGACCGGCAGACACCAGTTGTCGGCGAAGCCGCTGAACCGGTCGGCCATATAGCGTTTGAACTCGTCGGACGCGAACTTCAAGGTGCCGCGTTTGCCGCGAACATAATCCGTATGCTTCCTGATGTCCGGCCGACGGTTCTCGATCTTCAGAGCGAGCAGATTCGCCATGCGATTCACGTCATCGGCGGTACGAATCATCTCTAGAACCCCCTCGTGGTGGAGCCTGTAAGCAGGTACGCCTTGCGTTTCCTGCCCCAGCCAGCGGCACGCGCGTCGCAAGCCGCCTCATGGGCGAGCACGCTTGTCACAGCCGCATCGATTTTCCTTGTCTGCTTCGGCTTGCCCAAACCGTAACGCTCGCCCGATTTGGCGAATCTGCGCGCATTGCGCATGTGTGTGATAGTGATCGGACACCCGTCATGCGCGATCGCATGATGCTGCAGGTCGGATTCGAAGCGTTTCAACGCCTCCCAAACCGCGGTGATGCGGCTCGACCCGCTCATCGCCCAGGGAATGAATTTCTTCGGACCGTACCTCGTGTCCCACGCCTCGATCTGCGATTCCCACGACACCTCGTCGCGGAAACCCGGATCGCAATAGGCGCGAATAACCTTGTATCGTTCGTTGAGCTCGTCCATGGCGGCATTGACCTCGCTGCGAGGAATGCGCCCTCCCCACGTTTTAGGATTCCAAATCGTCGGACGGCGATCCTCGCCGTACCGTGGCGTGAAGATAAAACCCTCGCGCGTCTCGGCCTTGATGCACGTCCAATCGTCGTTCTCAGATCCGTCGAATCCAAGACACACCTCGGTGCCTTTCGGCGGGTTCTCAAGCCAAAGCTCATGTTCCTGCATAGCAGCTCTCCCAGAGTCCATCATCGAGCCATGCTCCACCGCCCTGCACCATTCGGTTGCCGAAGAAGCGTTCCGCCTGCGCGGGATCCTTCTCCATCAGCGCCTCAGCCTCCGCCTCGACGGAATCCAAAGGCACCCACGGGCTTCCGGCGTAGACCCATTCGAGGATCCGGCGACGTTCGCGCCGGTTGTTGAAGCTGTATGGCGTGCCGTCCTTGTGCCGCAGGTCCGGGTTCAAATCGGGGTTGCGGTAGAAGATCCAAACATCTGATGCCGATGTCTCGAACTGCTGTTGCGCGTAGGAGTTCTCGCCGGGATCGTATGCGTTTGTCCAGAAGTGCGTGCGCCCACCCATACCAGCCGCGCCACGGCGTTGCGTGTCGGCAACGTCGAGCATGCCATTCGACTTGGTGTACAGGCCGGCCTCGTCCTGCTCGGCATCCGAAATTGGATTGCCCAGGCGTGAAGTCGCCGAGGCCGTCACCACATCGATGCGGTCTAGGTCAAGATCGTCATCGTCCAGATTGATTCCAGGACGCAGGATGCGGATGAACCCCTCGCGCACCTTGAGCAGCTGCTTCAATGGTCCAAGCCGGATCATCGCGACCAACGGCCGGTAGGCGTTGCGCACCTGGTCCTCGGAGTTCGCGGTCAGCTGTATCAGCGGCGATGGATGGCGCATGCCCTTCGGCTCGCCCGGATTGTAATGGTAGACCCATCCGCAAGGGCAGCCGTTGTCGGAGCAGCGGTACACGTCGCCGGGCTTCGCCCAACCGGCGAACACGACCGGACCGCAGGCTTCGAGGATGGCGCATGAGGCTTCGGTCGGCCCCTTGCCTGTCTTCTGCGGGCCAATGCAGCCGGTCAGACGGTATTGGAAGGCTTGGTTGAGAACCAGTGGATTGTCCACCGTGACCTCTTCGGGCGGGATGAATTCCGCGCCCTCGCGCACCCTCCAGCGGTGTGCGGCGTACCAGAACTGCCAATCTGACCAGCAGAAGGGCTTGCCGCGGAGAATACCGTCCGGCTGGCGCACGTGACGCCGAACCCACGCATCCTGCAGGTCTGCGAGCGTCGGGAAGTCGATGATCCAATCGTCGGCCATGTCACGCCCTCAAACGGCGCGGGAACTGCACGATCTTGGTGTCCATGCCGCTCTCGGATGCCTCCGCGTCCGTGGCCGGCACCTCGTGGGCGGCCATGTCGACGTTGTCCTCGGAGATCTTCCAGCCGAGCGCCTGCAATCCGGCCTCGGACAGGCCTATCCGGTCCTCGAGCCTGATCTTCACAGCCACGTCAGCCGCCTTGGCCGACGGGCTCTCGCACACCACGCATTCGCGGACATACGAGGCGATCTGGTAATGCAGATACTTCAGCTGTGGCTGTTTCCACGCGCGCGCCTGCGGCAGCCGCCACAACTGCCCCCACAGCTCAGACTCACGCTCGTTCCACGATTCCGAACCGGCCCTATCATCGACCCATTCCTGCGAGTCCTTGTCGAAATCACGGAGCACATACGGCGGAAGTGGGAACTTCGGCGGACGGCCCTTGTATTCGGTGTTCGGCAGGCTGCGCAGGGTGTATCCCCTGCGTTCGCTGGCACCGCTCGACGGATCTGGCATCGGGCCAGACCTGACGCGTTTTCCTCCTCTTGGCATGGCTCCTCCATCGTCGGACGGCCTTGCGCCGTTCCTTCGCTGTGGGACGCAGGGCCTTTCGCCCGCCCCCTCTGAAACTTTTGAACTCTCCGCACCTCGGAGACAGCTCTCCGGCGGTTCTGCTACCCAAACTGTTAGGGGGTATCCCCGTGGGTGTTTTGATGGTTTGCTTCCGTTTGTTTTGCAACGGTTTTTTGTTTGACTTGCTTGTTGCTGCGATGAGTCGCGAATCGAATCGAGAAGACTTGGTCGTTTTCGTCTTTCGTGCCGTTCGACGTGAGCGGCTGGCGTCGTTGGCTTGGCTTCGATGGAATGTTTTGTTTTGGTGCCGAAGCCTGTGTGTGTCAGCTGAGGTTTTGTCTGTTGTTGAAGCCTGAAGGTTTCGTCCTTGCGGTCTTGCTGTCGTGGCAGCGCTTGCACAGGCCGCGCATGCGTTGCGGGTCGTTGGGGTCCAGGCCTGCTTCGACGAGCTCGATGCGTTCGATCGGCCAATGGTCGGCTATGGTGCTGGGGGCGCCGCATAGGCCATGGTGCCTTCCGCATCCGTCCGGCCCGTCGCCGGGACAGACGCACCGCGGATCCCTTGCCAGCACGCGGGCGCGTGCGAGGCGATGCGCTTTCGACGTGTATGGATTGCGGCCTCGTGTCCGGCGCTTGTCTTTGGCTTTCCTACATTCGTCGCACAGCGAGCCGGAGGAGACCAGGTGTGGGCAACCGGAGGTGGAGCATACCTTGTACATCAATCCCCCACATCGGTAAGAAGTGTCCGGCATGTCTGGGGTACGTCTCCCGCGAAGGTCCCCCAGCTGGCCACCCCCGATTCATGGGCTACCGACACAACGGGTGTCGCCGCCATGGTCGACGTCCTTCGGTGCGACGGCTCCAAGGGTTGCTAGTGGCTCCATGCCGGACAGAGATGATTATAGCGACTGCAGGTGGATATGAATAATGGTCCAACCGTTTCCGGCTGAACCATTCTACGAACATACGACAGTATAGCATTTCAACGGTGACAGTCAAGTAGGGCTGCTAGTTCTCCGAGGTTGAACCTGTACTGCCGCTTGTGTTCTGTCGGCGTGGCGTGCGACAGTTTGCCGCGTTTGAGCCATTGGCTGATGAGGTTGCGTGATATGGTCAACCCGTATCGTTGCAGCTCCTTGGCCGCGTCGCTGGGTGTGCCGGTGATTTGCACTTGCCATAATCTTTCGTCTCGTGCTGCTTTGATTGCTGGCGCAGCCCATTCCCCGTGGCAGCCTTGACATGTGACCGATTCGGCTTCTGGCGTGCCGGTGAGGAGCGTGTGGCAGTTTGGACAGGTGCCGAGGATTATGAGCTCGTCTTCCGGTGTCAACGCTTGTTCGTTGCGTCGGATGATGTGTTGCAGGCTGGCGTAGTCGTCGGCGGCGGTGCTCATCGTCACTATGGTGTGTTTGTTGCTGATGATGGCATACCATGCTTTCCGCCAGTCGTATCCAGCGTATGCCGCTCTGATTTTGCCTGCCTGTTCGGCCAGCCATGCTTCCGATTCTGCGATGAGGTCTTGCGCGTGGACGTCGATTGGCAGTGGCGCGTTGCCTTTGTTTGGCGTGTGTCCTGTGGGGCCGATGTGCGCTTGACGGAGCATAATGCTTCGCAGGGTCGGAAGCTGGATGTGTCCGAGCTGGTGGATCAGCTGCCAGTAGGTTTCACGGCAGGTTTGGCAGAGCAGATTGTCCGCCGCCGGTTTCATGGGCTTGCGGCAGTGCTGGCAGTCGGTCAAAGTCGAGTCTCCTTGTCGTACTGGTGAATGATCGCCGCGACTTCCGCTTTCGGCACTTGCGGCACGAGCGGCGCGATCTCGTCGAGCGCGTATCCGGCCTGATGCCATTTGATGATCATGTTTTCGAGTATTTTCTTCACTTGTACTCCTCCACAGTGTCGCAGCCGATGGTCTTGCCACGGTCGGTCAGGCAGACCCATGTCACGTCGCCGGTCTTGACCGTCGTCATGCCGTAATCGGGATGCGTGCCCGCATACCAAGACGCATAGATGCCTAATCCCCCCAGGGAGAGCATTGAGGCGACGAATACCACCAGTGCGCCAATCATAATTTTCTCAACCTTGTCCAATCCGCCCATCATTCACCGTCCTTTTCGATTTCGATGATCTTGTTGTTGATGGCCGTTAGAATGTCTTTGTTCGAACGGTTGTTCGCGAATGCCCGCCAAAGGTCTTTAAGCCCTGCCCAATCGGTGTCCGCGAGAGCGCCGAACAGCGAATGGCAAAAGATAAAATAGCGCTTGTCAAACAAGCCGGTGGCTGCATAGAGCGGTATGCCGTGTATTACCGCGTCGTTCGCGTACCAGAGCGCTTTCCTCAAGTCTTCGATGCCGTTCTTCGACTGCCAGCGGTAGCAGTATTTGACCACGTTGCCCCAGTCGAAACTGAGCAGGCGGGTCAGTTCGATGCATTCGAACGGGCCGTTCTCGTAATGCTTTGGGTGATTGACGTTGTCACTCATTTTTGGACTCCTTAATCGATGATGAATATGATGATCGGGGCGACGCACAGGCTGACGGTCAATGTGACCGCGAACAGGACGCTGAACGGGTCGTGCCTCACTCGAACGTCTCCTTGTATGGGTTTTCGCTTGTATATTGCGGGAAGTCGCATTCCTGGTCTTTCCATCCGGCCGCGTAGCCTTCCTGCCATGCCTTGCGGCGCTCGTGTTCCAACCATTCCAAGCTGCACATGGTTACCTGTTCGTTGTGTCTCATGATTTCTCCTTGTTGAGTCGTTTCGCCATCTGGCAGGCTCGTTGGTCTGGCGTGGCGGTTTCCTTGTCTCGTCCGAGCGCCTGTAGCACGTGTTCGCACTGCCACGTGTGTATGTGTCGTTTCGACGGTGGTATGCCGCTCATGTTGGCTCTGCGTTGGCACCAGCCTTTCCACAGGCGCATCCAGTCGTTGACGGTTCTGGTTTCGTCTTGGTGTCGGTCTGCGAATGCGAGCCATGCGGATTCGAGATCGAGGTTCGGATATTCCACGGCCAGCGTCTTGTCCGTTTCGACGCACTCCCGCGATTCACCGAAATCCTTCACGCCGGTTTCTTTGGAGAAAGAAGAAGAATATTCTTCTTTCTCTTTCTTTTGGGTTCTGGTGTTCTGGTGTTCTGGTGTTTGTCCCGATGTAACAGCGTTACAGTTCCGATGTAACGCCGTTACATCCGATTCGTTGCGATGCTTGGCCACGCGCTCGGCGCTTTTCTTCCTAGCGTGCAATACCTGCTCTTTGGTGCGGTTATGCTCGGCGTAGTCGTGGATCAGCCATCCTTCCTCCACCTCTTCAAGCATTCCCTCGTCAACGAGCGCCTGCACTTGTTCCGGTGTCGCTCCGATGTTGGAGAGCATGGCGCGACGTGGTACGAAACCGTCCGTGAGCCTGTCCCCGCACAACGAGAGGGCCATGCAATACACGCCAACGGAATCGGCGCGGCCCATGCGCACGAGGTCACGTATCTTGTCGTTGTCGTAGAAGCCGTTCACGAGCTGCACGTAGCCGCGTCTGGCCATCGCCTAATCTCCTCTTGTGATTCCGTCGTGGTCCATCGAATCCAAAGCTTTTTCGAGTTCCGCCAAGCTTGGTGGGGGCCAAGGAAGAATTCCAACATCTTCCATCACATGCTCCCGAATAGCTTGTAGAATTCGCTGTCGGTCATGCCATACAGCGGATCCATGCCAGTCGGCTTGCGCACGGCCAGCTTGTATCCGCAGTACGGGCAGGTCACGTAATATGTGCCGACAACCTCTCCGCAGTGGGCGCATTCCACGTATCGGATCGTCTTACTCATTCGGTTACCGCCTTCCGCTCGGCTTCGAGCATTTCCTTGGCCTGTCTGACATATTCCGCATGGAAGCCGGGAATCTCACCGGCATAATTCCATGCGTCATCCTCGTCTTTCGCCGCGTAGCTATCGACGCCATCCCGTTTGCAGCTGTTCCAATAGAGCCGTTTCGCCACGGCCTCAATCTCAACGGCAGTTGGTGGAGCAGAACGTCCGGCCATGTACGCTGCACCGGCAAGCTCCCGAACCGTCTGAAAAGTCAAATCATCATCCATGCCACGCTCGTAAGCGTTGGCCTCGTCAAGCATGATGCTCAATTCGTCCTCTTTCCGTTCGCTTTGACCATGGCCCACAGGATTTCACTTGCCGGACGTCGCCTGTATGACATGTCGTGGTTGGACTGCACGTGTCCGAGAATCAGTTTCGAGCCGGTCGAATCCGGTGTCAGAATCGCGTTCACGCGCTCCGGCACCATCTTCTGTCATACGATCTCGTCGCACAGCTCCTTCGTGCAGACCAGATAGTTCTGGTCGCCATAGAACGTCAGGCCGTTACCGCTCGTGAAGTCAGCCATGCATGACTTGACCTCGTAGAATCCGAAGCAGCCTTTCTCCACGCTTGCGGGCACCGGTTCGCCGTTGACGTTCAATGGCTTGAAGCCCACGTAATCCACTCGCCGCTCGTCAGGCGTATTCCGGTCGAAATTGACCTCACTCGCCCAAAAAGCGGTCTGATTCTTCAGACGCTTCTCCACCAGTTTGGACAGCATGGCGGTGGTATCAGTCCTGCTCATTCCACGTCCTCGCCTTCCATGAATGGATCGTCGGCTTGCATTCGCTTGGATTGCCTTGCCGTCTTGCGTGCGATCCATTCTTCCAACTGCTCGTCGGTGATGCCGTACATTTCCTGAAGCAGGTACAGGCAGATGGTCACGTCGGCCATTTCCTCCGCGAGATTGTCAGTGGCGTCAGGCTTGCCGCGAAGACACTTGCTGACGGCTTGGATGAGTTCAGAACATTCCTCCATGCAGACGATGCTTTGCGTCTCCTTGCCGTATTTTTCGATGCTTTCACGCCACACCGCATGCTGCTTATCGCCGTTCATCGGTTTGTCTCCTTCATGTTCGTATCCTCGTTTTGTCTGGTGGTTTCGGTTTCATGTTCATCGAATGAGACTGCTAGCCTCACGTGGCTATTCATGATTGCGATGGGAACAGGCTTGTCAGGCCGCGAAACGGATACGATGCCGGAACCATCCGTATAACTCACAGCAAGCCCATAAATCCCGTCCCCGCGTTTTTTCCATCCGCTTTTCAGGCAGTATGTTTCGTTCGTATCGAGTTTCACGCGTAGACCCATGTCATGCGGGAGGGGTTCTAACACACTGCTCTTTTTCGTGTCCTCGCTTTGATTCGGTACTTCCGTGGGCATGTTGCCGGAATAGCCAAGCAGGGAACGGCAGTGGTTGGCTGTCTTTTCGTATGCGTTGATTTGTCCCCTCACGACACCGTATGCGGCCATGTCATGCTGCAACAGCAGAGCGTTTGCTAGTTCCAGACCTTCGATCTCAAGCTGCTCGCACCAGTCGATGACTTCTTGCAGGGTCTTGTCTTTTTCAGTCACGTTCGTAGCCATGGTTAGTGTTCTTCCTCTTCGATTCGGATTGTGATTCGGTACCAGCCTTTTCGGATGCTTGGTTCTCCACCTCGGTAGTCGGGGCCGATGATGTGTTTTGAGTCATCGTCGGGCCAGAAGCCGGTATCGGTGAGCGCGTCAAGGATGGCTTTGACCATGGGCGCCGCGTTCTCCGGGTCGAAGCGCCCGTGGGTCAATGGGTGGATGATCGCGGTGACGTGCACTGGGAAGTGTTGTGGCCTGTGGTGGCCGTTTTGGAGCCAGAATCTGGCGAATGCCATGGCACGCTGTTTGACTGCGCTTGTGCGCGCGAATTTCACTCGCCAGTGGCCGCGACGGTTTTGCGTCCACCATTCGTCCCGTGGAATGTCCACGACGAATTCCTGCATCATTCCTCCTCTTCCTCGGCTTCGATTTCGCATTCGGGGCATGGGATGGGGCGCGCCGGATACAGCGCGCACCCATGCCTGGGACATACCGGTTCCACGTCCGGTGGTTCAATCCATTCGCGCATCAGAATTCAGGCTCTACTGGCGCAGCCCACGGGTCGGCTCCCTGCGACTGCTGTTGTGCCTGCTGCGGCTGCTGATAGCCGCCACCGTTGGCGTTGCCGCCCTGGTATCCGCCTGACTGCATCTTCTGCACCTGAGCCGTCGCATACCGCAGGGACGGTCCGATTTCGTCCACCTGCAGTTCGATGACCGTGCGGTTGGAACCGTCCTGCGCCTGATAGGAACGCTGCTGCAAATGACCCTGCGCGATCACACGCATGCCCTTGGCGAGGCTCTGCGCGCAATGAGTGGCGAGGTCACGCCAAGCGGAGCAGCGCATGAACAAAGCCTGACCGTCCTCGAACTGGTTCGTGCTGCGGTTCCAGGAGCGCGGCGTGCTGGCGATGGTGAAATTGCAGACCGTGCCACCATTCTGAGTCGTGCGGGTTTCCGGGTCGGCGGTCAGATTGCCGACGATCGTGATAACGGTCTCTCCGGCCATCACTCGGCCTCCTTCGCGTCGGCTTCGGCATCCTCCGGCGTATCCGCTTCCATGACCTCGGCGGTCACGTCATCGGCTTCTTCCGCATTATCGTCATCAAGCACAGGTTGGAACACGTCGCCGTAATCAGGCGTGATGTCATCGGCGGCGACGGCGGTCTGCGCCTGCACGGTCAAAGGCAGGTACGGGGCGGCGCGACGGATGGCGGTCTTCTTCGCCATGGCCTCGTAATCGGTCTTCCACGGGCCGAAATTGCCGCTCTTGCTGCGTGCCCTCGCCTGCTCGATCTCCTGACGGTTAAGGACGAGGAAGTAGTGGCCGCCGTCCTTGAAATGCGCGACCATGTACACGTGGGTCAGTTCGCCGGGGTTGGCGCATGGCACGTGGTGCAGCTCCTCGTCGAGACCATAGCTGTATGAGAATTCGTCTCCCTGGTGTACGGCTCGGGCGCTGATGTCCACGAGCTGGCCGCTACGTCGCGCCAAGTCGATCATGCCACGGTAGCCCATGATGAATGTGGCTTCCATTCCGCCGGATTTCTTGTTGTAGAAGGGAAGCACGTAGGCTCGTCCCAATCCGTCCACGTTGGACGGTTCCAATCCGAGCGCGCTGCAGGTCATGAAGCATGAGAGCACGCTTTGCGGCGAGCATTCGGCGAGTTTCGGTGTCTTGTTGATGGCGGACACGCACATCTGGTAGAGGCGGTCTGGGCTGATGTTGTTGCCGACGACGCTGGCGATGCGCGGCCAGCTTTTCCGCATCAGCATCTGGAGGTTCTTTTTCGGCGTCATTTCGACCATCTGCCGGCCTTGCGCCTGCTGTGCGATTGCTCCCATGATTATTGCTCCTTTTCTTCGGTTTCTTCGGTGGCTTTGAAAGTGAATTTGCGGTATGTGGTGGCTTTGACGACGTATTCCTTGCGGGTCGTCGGCTTGTAGGTGGCTTGGAGGTTGCCGCAGCGCACGCCCGTATGCGAGCCGATGCGCAGGATGATCTGTTCCTGCAATTCCTTCTGCTCGTTTTTCAGGTCCTTCGCGCGGTTGGACGTGCTCTCGTATCTTGCGAGCAGGTCGTAGAGGTCATCGTCGTCGCTTTCGTCCACGATGTCAGGCGTCGGTTCCGGCCACGCCTTCTGCACGTCACCGCCGGTCAACTGCGGTGGCGTGCCCGAAGTGACGAAACGCCAGAAGTCGGCTGCGGCTTCGTCTATCGCGCCCATATCCTCCACGTCGGCCTCGAACGGAATCTCCACCGGCTCGTCGTCTCCGATGGCCGCGTACACGTAGCCCCACGTCCATCCAGTGACGAGCGCGTAGAACTCGACTTGAGCCAAGTAGTATGGCGGAATTCGGAGGTTGCCGTCCTCGTCATGCCAGTCCCCCGCTCGACGGCCGCTCGCCGTCTTGATTTCGAGGATTCCAAAATCGCCGTTCTCTTTCTGCAGGATGCCGTCAAGGGAAGCGCGCAGGTATGGCTTTTCGCGGCTGATGAATTGCTTGTCGGTGCCGTCCGTGACGAGCATTTCCGGATGATTCGAGCGGAATCGTTTCCTAAGCTCGTTCTCCAAGGCATTGCCTTTGACGATTGCCCACTTGTCGGAGATGTCCTCCGGTTCCACGCGGCCTGTCTTCTCAAGCCACAAATCGTAAGGCGTTTTGAAAGCGTTAAGGCCGAGTATCGTGCTCATGTCAGACCCGCCGACACCCGCCTTACGGCTCTTCAACCACGCGAGATGACGTTCCGTCTTCTTGCCCTGCTTGAACCGTTCCAACGTGTAGCGTTCCGTGTCCTTGAGTGGGATGCGCTTCATTCCTTCGCCACCTTCATTTCCTGGACTTCACCGTTAAAAAAATCGATGATGAGATTGCAGATGGCAGGTGCCGACGTTTTGAGCGCGGTTTTTTCCTCTTCGCTTTCGGCTTTGACGGTGAAAACGCCATCCTTGCTGTCGAACTTGAGTCTCATTTCGCCACGTCCTTCGAGTAGTTGGCTTTCAAGTCCATGAGTTCGCCGTTGAGGAGTTTCGTGGCGAATCCGTAGATGACTTTGTCGTTGGTTTGGAACGCGGTTTTCTGCAATGCGCTGATGGCGTCGAAAATGCCGGTCAATGCGTTGGAGATGATGGCGCGTGGGTCGGCTGTGGCTTGTGGCCTGACGTCGATGGTTCCGATGGTGACGTCGTTTACCGTGAGCTTCGATTCGGTGACGTCGGCTGCAGTGATTTTCGATGTGGTGGTCATGGTTTCTTTCTTCTTTCCGCTTGTAGTTGTTTCCTGTGCTTTGCTGCGTGGTGAATGCTTGTCGAAGGCCGGCAATAGTCCCTCCTTGCGGAGCTGGCCGAGAATGTTGCCGACCGTTTTCGGGCTCATGCCGAGCGCTTCGGCTGTTTCCTTGCCGTCGAACGGTTGGCCTTGGTCGATGCGGTTTTTGCAGTGCGCGAGTATGAGATCGCGTTTCGACGGTTTCGCCGGCAGGCCCTGCGTGAGGAGTCCGGCCTTTCGCAGCGCCCGCATTTCCGTGATATCGAGTCCCGCTTCACCCGACTCGTCGTAGATTCTCTTCAGTTCGGCGAGCTCTTCGAACGTGTATTCGTGTTTCACTGTGTTCCCTTTCTGAGTTTTTCGATGAGCGCGTGGTTTTTGTAGATGAAAGCGTCCACGTCGATTCCCTGCTGCGTGAGGGTCGGCTTGCCGGTGTCGAAGCGTGCTTTCCCGTCGCTTGTGACGTTCGGACTGCTTGTAATCCGCGTGCCGGAGCGAGCATGCCGTTTTTTCATCTCGCCACCGTCCTCTGGTACTTGTGCGCCTGCGCCCACCGTTCGGCCACGGCGCGTTGGTATCGGACTTTGCGCCTGTCCTGATGGCCTTCGGGCGGTTCCACGCCGATTTTCAAGTACGGCGGGCCCTTGCCTGTGCTCCGCCAGTTGGCGAGCGTGCGCACGCTCATACCGAGCATGACGGCCAGTTCGGCTGGCGTGAGCAGATCGGTCATGGCCGGGCGTCCCGAATGTCGCCCATCGGGTCGATGTGGAGGCCGTCGAGCATTTCCACGGCGTCGCCGCCGGCACGTTCGAGGTGACGTTTGAGCGCAACGTCGATGGCCTGGCATGCGATTCGGGCGGCGAGTGTGGTTGCTTTGCCGAGTCCGTCGCCGGGCAGGGTGACGCTGATCAGCCCGCCGTCCAGCGGCATGTCAAGTGCGGCGATGAACATTGGGTCGGATTCCGGGTTGTCGGGGTCGATGTCGACGCCGAGCACCCATTTTGCCGACTGTGGTTTGTTTTCGTTCATGATGCTTTCCTTTGCTTGTTTGGCGTTGTAGGCCCCACCCTGACGAGTGGATGGGGCTGAGTGGCTGGCATCGGAGTCGAACCGATACCGTCCTTGGATTCCGAGCGCCCCTTTGACTGTTGGAACACAGACCTGAACGTGTTCGCGGTCGGTGGCGTGGCCGACGGTGATTGAAGCCGTCAGGCGGACTTGAAGGGTTTACAGGCACCGGAATGCCTGCTTCTTGATAGTTAGAGAGAAGAGGATTGGAATCCGTGGACGGGCGAACCGTCGCCCAGCCGAGTGCGCCGACAGTGTATGTGAAAGCAAGATGTGGTCGGCGCGTGGATAATAATCGATATTCAGTTATGTGTTCCCGCCAGCCGACTGGTGAACGTGGATGTCCGCGAAAACATCCATAATTTGGTTTGTTTTTGTTGGACTGTCGGCTGGTGGGAAGTCTTTAGTCGCGTGGGGCGAACCTCACGGTCAGCCACAGGCCGGTCAGGATGTAGATTCCGGCGACGAGCCATGCCATGTGCCTGTCGGTCACATGCCATGTGAAGAGCAGTGTCATGCTGCTCACGAATCCGATGATGGCGGCTGCGAACTTCAGACGGCGGAGCGTGTAGTTCGGCTTCGTGTTCTCCGCCTGTTCGCTGTCGTGCAGTTGGTCATGGCTGGTCATTTGTCTGCCTCCATTTCCTTGAGGATTCGATTGCATTCGCGGCGGACGCGTTGCACTTCGGTCTTGCTTAGGATGACGTCGAAGTTGCCGGTCGAGGTGCGGAAGCTCATTCGCGCCATCGTCACCCCGTTTCTGGCGAATGTCTTGATCTCGAATCCACCGTCGTCCATCCAGCTCATCTTGTGTTTCCCACCTTGCGGTTGAGCTGGTAGGCGATGCCTTCGATTTCCGCCGAGGTGAAGTCCGCGAGGGTGATGTCTTGGATGCCGTCCACGAGGCTGGCGCTGCCGTCCTCATGGAGGCGGATATAGAAGCCGCTTGATGCGAGCAGCAGGCATCCGGTCTCGTGGATTGTCGGCGGTTTTGGCGGATTCAACAGTTGTTGCTGGCTCATGTTCGGTTTCCTTAGGCTTTGAATTGTTTGATGCTGTCGATTGGCTGGATGAGGAGCATGACGAGGTTTTCAGGTTCCATGTCGAGCATGGATGCCGCTTTTTCGATTTCGTCCGTCGAGAGTGGCGTGTGGCCTTTGAGCCTGTTGTGCACTGCTCTGATTTCGAGGCCCCATGCTTTTGCTAGGTCTTTCGGTGTCTTGTCGTGTCTGGCGAGTTCCGCTTTGAGGTTTCTGGTGGCTGTTTCCGTCAGACCGGCCATTCATCCTCCTCGATTCCCTGTTTGGTGAGGCATGCGCGCCAGTCGTGCCAGCCGGGGCCGCGCATGTGGCCGCATGAGTAGTGGTCGGGGGTCTTGGTCTTCTTGGTGCTCAACATCTCATTTTTCCTTTCGACTGTCTTTACTCTACGCAAATTCGTAGGTTGATGTCTATGAAATTGCATAGTTCTTTACAATTTATACACAATGACTACGTAATTGGCTATAATGGAGGCATGGGTATGAAAGCAAACGAAGTGACCACATTCGCGAAACAGGTCATGCGAGAGTGTGTCAGGCTCCAAAAGGCAAGCGGCATGACCGTCAAGGATTTTGCCAAGGCCTGCGGTTTTGGCGAGGACTACTGGTACAAACGTCAGAACTTCACGCGCCCGCTCAACCTGAGTGACCTGGAACGCATCAGCGAAGTGACCGGCGTATCCATCGGAGACATCGTGATGGACTCCAAACGCCATGCGGTCGAAGCCGCCGAGAGGAAAGCGCAGGCAGGCGGTTATGGTCTTGCCGCCTATGACGCCGACGGCAAGCAGGAGGCCATCAATGGAGAGGCTGGGCCGGATTACGACGAGCCTGCCTGACCTGCCAATTAGCGGCGACATGACCTACGGTGCCATGCGCCGCGCCATCATCGGACTGCCCGTCACCGTGTCCAGCGCCATACTGCCGGACGGACTATGGGGCTGCTACGACAACGAAAACAACGTCATCCTCATAGACCGACGGCTCACCTATACGGCGAAACGCTGCACGTTGGTGCACGAGCTGTTGCACTGGCGGCATGGCGACACGTCATGTGACCGTGTGGCACAGAGTCGCGAGGAACATAGGACAAGACGCGAAACCGCCTTGACGCTCGTCAACCCAACCGAACTCGCACTACTAGAACGCATGTACGAGTACGAATCGCAGATCGCAGACGAGCTCAACGTGACCACGCAGGTGTTGGAGGATTACCGGCGAACCATCACGCCGGCGTAGAATGTGCGTAATATTCTACAACTTGGAGAGGGGAAAGTTTATATATGAAGAAGACGATAGCTGCAACGCTGGCCGCAATGCTGACGATGACAATGGTGGCGTGCGGCGAGAACGACACAGCCAACGAAGAACAGGCAACGAATTCAGACAATCAGACGGACTCGCAGGAATATGCAAGCGGTGACTCTGATAACGGAGAAGACGGAACGCCAATCGCAAGCGGACTGTCCGGCTCATGCGATGGCGATTCTGAATTGATGCCGTCCGCCAGATTGGAAACCACAGGACAATACCTTGGAATCTCGATTGACGGTTACGATAAAGTCAAGGATTTGGCGGCCTCGCAGTTCTACGCCTACACGTTCCTCATCAAGAATCCCGGAGACGACGGCACTTGGTACCAGATAAACCTTGCTGATTATCTAGCTACAGAAGGAACAAAGCGTGAGATAACAAACCTAAAAACCAACGAGAGCAACACATACCCCGGTTGGACCACGTCAGACGACCAAACCGCATTCGAGACCAATATTCCAGACACGATGATTCACCAGGAGGAAGGGAACCTCACTTGGACATTGGCTCTTACCGTCGACGGAGAGGAGATGGCGCATTGCCCGGCAGACGGGGATGCGGATCTCAAATAAGCGAATAGGTTGAAGCCCCCACAAATGTGGGGGCTTTTTTATACTGCCTTATAAAAAGAATGTTAAAACTTGTAGAGTCTTATATATGTGCAATTGCGATTGCACCAAACGTCTCTACTTTCTCTTTTGCAATTTTACCCGCTGTGCAATTTGACTTTTACTTTCGAGTGCAATTACAATGCAGTCATAAACGAAAAAGCCCCGACGCTGACCAGAGCAAATCGGGGCGACGGAAAACCAGCTAGATTCTCCATGCACCATTCTAAGGCAAAGCATGGAGGGAAAGACATGGAAGACATGGGATACCAGAACACGCAAGCCCTTTACGACCTAAACCGCACCGGACGCCTCGCCAAGAAGCGCGGAGACAACCTGACCTGCTATACCACTGCGCAACTCGCAATCTCCTTCATGTGCTCCATGACCTACGACTGGGACCGCGAACGCAACCAGCCGCCTGAGAAGCTGCGCAAGGTCAACGCGCCATGCCGCTACTACACGCTCGGCTGGCGCGCAATAGCCGACGCATTCGGAATGATTCTGCTCACGCCGGAGCAGTCCATGGGCGAGAATGCCGATAAGGAGATGAAGAAGCGCGAGAACACAGTCAAGACGAACATCAGCAACGCTTGGCTGTTCCTTCAGGAGCGTGGCATGATCAAGAAGCTGGAACCCGCTTCGCTCGGCAAGAACGCCGGCTTCCTGCTGCTGCTTGGCAACGACGAGGAGAATCTGGCGGTGGAACGGTGGGCACGCCAATGCCTCGGACTGCCGATGATCTGGTGA